TTTTCATACTGACCACCCGAACTTGCCGCACATGCGAGTGACTGTCTCGGAGATGGTGGACGTCCGGGACCAGTCCGTATTCCTGCGAATGTACATCCGGGAACTAGTGAAGGCTGGTGTTATGCCGGAAGACATCGACTACTCGCATCCGAACGTGTACCGGCACATTGCTGCCATGATGCCGGACCCGAAGTGGGTATACACCCCGGCGGCGCCGACGATCTGGAATCCGGAGGGACTGGAAAAATTGCAGCGCGATGCCCCGCTCGAAGCGGACTTCGAAGTGAACATGATGGAGTGTTTGGTCGGGTGGAAAGGCTGGAGACTGAACAAGACCGACGGGCTCTTGCACTCGCCGTCACAAGACTTGGCGTGGGAACCGGACAAGGCGATTACCGCTCTCTGTCACACGGGCTGTAAGGCAGTTCCGCGAGAGCATCACACTTGCGGCGTGTACGCCACGGACAAACCAATTGGCGCGAGAGATTACGGGCAGATCAAGGGAATGGTGTACGGGTGGGGCCGCTACGTTCGCGGCAATGACGGGTGGCGCGCGCAGTTCGCCTACCCGAAGAGTTTCCATCTTACGGAAGACCAAGTGGAGTTCATCGAGCCGCTGAAGAAGTACCATGTGCCCATCTACATCAATCAGCCGGTGAAGATTTATAATCCAGAGGAGGACGGCTATGGACATTGGGAAGAGCAAGAGAACAGGGATCGCGGAGCCGTTGAAAATCCCTTTGCCAGTGAAGCGGGAGATTCCGGTGAAGACGACGAAGACTGAGAAGGTGCCGGTAAAAGCATGAGCACTTTGCCATTCGAGTTGACGGAGACGAATATGTGCTTTCTCTACGGCAAGACCTTGCGCTTGCTGGCGGCGGAGCACGACTGCTTTCTCTTGTTCGATTCGGACGGAACGCCAGTGCTAGAGGACGAGTATTACGTGGTCTCGAAGGACGGTATCCGGAGGGTGGACTAATGCCGCCACCGGGAAGAGTCCTTGTCTACAAGAAGGAGAAGTGGTATTGCCTGAAGTGCGGAGAGCAGCTTCAGGATTGCGTGACCGACAAGCGATACATTCAATGCGCGACAAAAACCTGCGAGCGATACCGATGGCAACTGTTGAGGCCGGACATGGCGACGGCAGAGGTAGTGGGCGCGCCCCAAGACTCTCTGACTTCCGAGACAGCACAGACCCCGAACTCGTCTTCGCCGGAGACGCTCCCCGAATCGAAATCCTCGTCCCCGTCAGAGCTACTTACGGTGGACACTGTGCTGAAACGCCACCGTGCGGGAAGTGCGGATGCGAGTTCCTGAATGTCGGCTGTCCGAAAATATGGCCCATCGGCACGGTGGTACTGACTTGCGCGATGTGCGGTTCGGTAGTGGACTACGTGGACGGTCTCTTGATTATGACGGTGGTTGAAGCGATTCAGAACGCGCACGGCAAAGACTGGATCAAGCGGCGCCGCATGGCCTATGAACTGTCCGCTGAACGAGGCGTGGACGAGAACGTGATTCTTCTGGCGATGGAGCAAGGCATGACGATGGACGAAATCGTGACCGCTCTGGACTTGGAGATGTCCTGATGGACCACTTCGATGCCGACAACCGGCCGAAACTTTGCAAACCATGCAGCCAGGAAGGAATCTCCGTTCCCGCGCTTTACGTGGTGAACGGCGTGCCGATGTGCGAACCGTGCAAGCGCAACAAGATGGAGGCCCCGAGAGAGACGAAGCAAGAGGAGAAAACTGAGATGAGCAAGGAAATTGACTGGAACCGGATTCAGACCCGCCGTTCATCGGGAGAGTTGGTAAGCAAGATTGCCAAGGAACTTGGGGTGAGCGATGCGACCATCTACAACCATACCAAGCCGACAAACGGAGCGGCTCCGGTACGGGCGAAGCGTGGAACCAAACAGCGTCCCACTATGACGTTGAACGGCTCTTATCAGGCATTGCTCGAGGAATTGACTGCCAAGCGCGACGACCTGACCGCAGCGATCGAGGCGATTCAAAAACTGCAATGAACCACGAAGTCACAATCCTCTACAAGCCGGAATACCTGGCGCGACCCTGGGGTTGTGTTTGCGCGGAGTGCGGAGCGTTCGCGGCCTGTGTGACGGAAGAGGAAGCCAAGGAATCCCGGGAGTCGCATTTAGAGAGGCATCGCAATGATTCTCGTTCTCCGGCTGCTGCCACAGAGTAAATGCGAAGGGTGTGGAGCTATCGGCCGCGTCCACGACCTTACCGGCCTGTGCCTATCCTGCCTGGCGCCGTGGATACACGTAGAGGAACGCAAAGAGAAACTAGACTCTACACTGCGCGTCAAGTTCGCGTGGCCGGTAGAGAAGATCCAAGAATTTAAGCGAGCATTTCAGCGATGAAGGCACTCTCACTCTGGCAACCGTGGGCTTCTTTGATTTACGACGGGCGCAAGACTATCGAGACGCGGGATTGGGAGATGCTCCACCGTGGCCCGCTGGCGATTCATGCGGCGATGAAAGTGGACAAGTACGCCTGCGAGGACTTTGGCTACGACTGGAAAACTATTCCGCGAGGGGCTATCCTCTGTATCGTTTCCGTGCAAGGCTGCGTTCGCTTTCCGCATCCTCTTGCCAAGCCGGACGTGTACGGAGACTTCACCCCCGGCCGCTTTGGAATCTTGATGACGATGCTCAAGAAGTGTGACCTACCCGTTCAGGTGAAGGGACATCAAAAAATCTGGAATTGGGACGAAACGAAAGAGTATCCGGTCCTGCCTCTCAAATAATCCGCCGCGGCTGCTTCTGCATGGCGCGAGAGGCGGCTTGAGCCGCGCTCATCTTACTTGCGAACGAAACCGCTTCCCCATCCTGAATCAGCGTCTTCACGGTCTCCAGGGCTTCGGTAAGCATCGCGCGCATGAGATGGAGTTTGTCCATTTCGATGTCGCATTCGAGATTGAACGTCAACGGATCGGTCAGTTTCAGGATGATGGTCGGTACGTGCTTCTCGTCGTCAGGCATTCTTCCCCTCCATGATGTTCGGTTGCTGATGAATCCCGATCTTGAAGAACTTCCTACCGTCCACTCTTTGCCCTGCCCAATCAAACATCGTAGGGAACCCTCTCGGACGTTCCTGATATTCGACGCGAGCGAACACGCTGTTATTCACCGTAAACGCGACTCGCAGGACAACCTTCACGCCTTACACCAATCCGGCAGTGGCAGAGGCAACTTGATGAACGGCAATTCCTTAAATGGCGTCAGAATGGAATCGATGCGTCCGTTGGAGTACTCGCGCCTCACCCACACCTCCCCATCCACCTCCCACCAATACTCCTTGATCGGAATCCTTTCGTCAGGTTCGATCATTGCCCATCCACCAACTTCACCGTGGCTCCGACAAAGAGAATCGGCAACTCATAACTCTCGCGGTCCCACTGGTAGATGTGCGCGCTCCACGAATCGAACCGCTCATCCAGAAGAATCTTCGCGCCCATGAATACGTCCATCTTCAGGATCGGGTGCAGCGGCCGCTCGTCAATATCAGGAATCCTGTCCGGCAGGTAGGCGTCCCCGAGATACGCTCCAGACCGCATGGCGTTGGTGGCGTCCCTAGACACGTTCACCCGCGCTACCAAAGTGTCGTGGAACCCCTGCCCCATCCGAATCAGCACCGGCTCATCATTCCCGAATGTGCAGGACATGTACGCCTCAGTGAGCATCTTGAATAGCGTCTCTGGCGTAGCACCCACTTCATGCCGAATCCACTTCCCGACCGCAAACACCTCAGACCGGAAGATACTATCCATCCACCCCTCCTCGTCAAAATTTTTAGCCCCGAATGTTCTCCGCCGTAAGCCTACGGCAATTCACTTCGTCCCAAAACAACTCCGGCCTCGCCTTCCTCGCGTACTCCGCCACCGCATTCGCACAGTCCAGAAACCCCTGAATCCCCGTCCCGAACGGCACGATCACAGGCCACTGCGCGCAAAACCCCGGCCTCTCCTCCGCCGTCACCCGCAGCAGACTATACAGCACAGGCCAGTTCTGCATCTTCACGACGGGCGTAACGTACAGGCGGTAGCTCGGCGCGTGGTCCGAAACGTTCGGTGGCTCGGCGGGATATACCCCTTCGGATGGTGCCGGGGTCTCCGCCGCCTTTGGGGTAGCCGGGGTCGGTGCCGTGGGGTCAGGGGTCATAAGAACTGCATGGTACCAGAAGCCTAACAGCGTTACAACAAAAACAGAAGGTGACTGCCGATGGGTCCCTCGATTTCGTGCGCGCGGAGCTTTTTCTGTTAAGGCGGGGGTTCGCGTTTCTAATCTAGGGTCCGGCTTTTCCTGACAGGAAATGCGCGTGTTGCTCCTCTTGCCGATGCTGTGCCGAATGCGCGCCAATGTTCAGGAGCTCGCGTGCGCGTGTCTCTACCTGGCTTTACTTTGGCGATTGATTGTCAGTGGATCGGCGGGAGGATTACGAACAGCGCGTGCAAGCGGTCGCGCCAGCGACGATTAGAAAACCGTGTGGACAAACTTTACGCTTGCTCTTTGGTGTTTCGACCTGGCGCGCAATCTTCTCTTTACGTGATACCGCGACCGGCCGCTCTTTGGCAGGCGATTGCTTCTCGATCGGCGCGCGAAGATTCTCTAGCGGATCTTCCTTCACTACTTGCGAGCTCGCCGGCGGATTCTCTACCTTGCCGGAAAGCACTCGAGCGCGTACATATTCTGATACCGTTTTGCCTTCACTCGCGGCCGCTGCCTTGATCGATTCGAGCTCATCAGCGAACATCCGTATATACAATGATACGTCCTGACGGTTACCGGAGAGTCTTCTCATAGGGATATCATGCAATACAATCTATTTTAGCGCAATACAAAATATGTCTTGACAAACTTCCGGAAGTGCAATACATTCTGTTCATGCGCGAATCCTTCGAAAACAAAGGAAAGTTTGACGTTTTGTAAGGTTTGACGCATGGGTACGTTCTCTCAATCCCTTGAGAGAGGAAAGGTTAAACAGTCATGGCGAGCAATTCCTCATTAAATCAAGAGAGTTTATCTCGTGCTGTTCAAGGTCAATCGGTAGCGAACTATTCCTCAATCTTCACTGGCTTTATGGCGCGCGGTATTCCGGAAGAACAGATCAAGCCGCGGGAGAATGTCTTCACGTACAATGCCTGGCTTGCTCTCGGAAGACAGGTCCGCAAAGGCGAGCATGGCGTTAAATGCGTGACATTCATTGTCTGCGAAGACAAGAAACGCGAGCAAGTGACAGGTAAGAAGAGCTCTTTCCGCCGGCCGTGGACTACTACGGTATTCCACGTTTCGCAGACTGATTCCATGCTTGACGCTACTCCGGAGAATGTTCCTTTCGCGGGAGGTGAGTAATGTATTCAGACGATGATCGGAGCATGTTCCAAGATCCGGGCGGACGCTCTGCTTTGCGCCGTTCTACTCGGTTTAATCCGCGCAATTTACCCTGTCCTACCTGCAAAAAACCTAACAAGCTGACTCCCGCGGATGTTCGCAAGCATTACCAGTGCGACGAATGCGCCGACCGCGACGAAGGGGGAGGATATTAAAATGACATTCGAAGACTACGAAAAGACTGTCCCTTCTTTTGTTCCCAAAGGATCGATTCACTGGATTATGGGAAATGTCCACGTGGGCACGTCCGATGCGGAAGTAGAGGCCGACATCCGCCGGCGCCTTGCCAAGAATAAGAACGTTCCAGAGGATCAGATCGTTGAGTGTGTCAAGTACGCGCTGGCTTGCCACAAAGAAAACAGGGAATTGTACCGCGCGGTTATGTCTGGAAGGTTTTAAAATGGGAGCTCAAACCGATATTCTCCGCGCGTGTTCCCATTCTCCGAAACCTTGCGAAGTGAACATGGGCAAAGGCGAGATCCTCTTTACTTGCGCGAATTGCTATAACGCGAGTGTCTACGCTCGCAGAGCCGAAAGAAAACTGCAGTTATCGGAACACTGGCAAGGTTACTCCCGCGAACAAAGAGAGGCTATGCGCGAAGTAGGCGCCGTACCTGGCCAGCGTGTTACGTGCTTCCTTCCGTCTATGCTTGGGGGATATTTTGGTGGTATTACACTCGCCGGCCGGATCGTGCTAAATCGAAACGGAGTCGCAATCGTGAAACTAGATCGGCCGTACAATGGCGCGCATTCGGCCGCATGGCATAAGGGCTGGAAAGAGGTGCAATCGTGAGTCTCTTCCCGGATCCTCAAAACTCTCTTTCGTTTCCTCTCCCGCTTGCGGAGAAATACCGGCCGCGGACTATAGATGCATTCATCGGTTTAGAGAAACAGAGGAAAGTACTCTCTGCATTCGCCAAGAGGCCGGTATCGTGCGCGTGGTTGCTGATAGGCGGATCGGGGTTAGGCAAGACAACGATGGCGCGCGCCCTGGCGGAAGAACTGCAGGCGGACATGCACTTTATTCCTTCCCAACAATGCAATGCGGAGACCGTGCAAAACACTTGGCGCCTATGCTGGAATATCCCGCTATTCGGTCCTAGTGGCTGGCACGTCGTGATAGTTGACGAAGCGGATCAATGCTCCAACGCCGCACAGTTATCGTTACTCTCGAAACTCGACTCAACTAGTCCAGCACCCTCAACAATCTGGGTTTTTACAGCGAATGCGTGTGACCGATTGGAGCAAAGATTCCTCAGCCGCTGCAGAATTTTGGAGTTTTCCTCTTATGGCTTGCGTAGCGAGCTCGCCTCTTTTCTTGCTCAAGTTTGGAAAGCCGAAACGGGAGCCGATGGAAAGATAGACTTTGAGCGCATCGCAAAGGATTCGGCCAACAATGTACGCGATGCCTTGAATACTTTAGAAGTAGAACTATTGGCCGCCTGAGTCTGATACAATGACTGGATATGAGGACACAACCCGAAACACTCAGACGTTTTATGTCTTTTGTACGCAAGGACGAAAACGGGTGTTGGCTTTGGCAAGGTCGCTGTAATGATGCAGGCTATGGGACATTCCGAGACGGTAAGATGTGGCTTGCTCACCGATGGGCCTATCAATTCATCGGAGAGAAAGAGTTACCGTCAGAACTACATCACAGTTGCCGCGTCCGCAAGTGCGCGAACCCTGAGCACGTCACACCTACAGATCCGGACAAACATCCGGACAAGCCAAGCGTACTCAACCTACTCAAAGAATCCTGCCCACTGGGACACCCCTATACGGGGGGCAACCTGTATGTGGACCCCATCGGGCATCGCCATTGCCGGGAGTGTCGCCGCGAGAATGCGAAGCGTAGTTACTTTCGAAACTGGGCCAAGAATCGCGCGGCACAATCGGCCTACTACCAAAAGAACAAAGACAGGATCAACGCAAGGAAAAGAAGATAGGCAGCATAGACCGTAACCCTACGGTCGGAAAGGTACAAAGTCATGGACTACCCGAACCCGTTCGATGAAGCAGAAGTAGTTTCAATCTATACCGATGGGCAAGCCGTCGAGGATGGCGTGCTAGTCGCAATTGGAAGGAAAGACAGAGTAAGCCGTGCCGTCTGGGACTGGCTTGCAGAGAAGGCTCCGAAAGGCGCACAGCCGCCGTCTTGCTGGCCCGTAGACTTGATGGGATGGTTTCAGGCCAGCAAGATCAGCAAGACAGACGCGCTCAAACTGATAGCCGAGCACGGCAAGGATGGTGCCCAACAGAAGTTTGACGAAATGATAGCGGACAGGAAGGCCCTGGCCATGTCATCCGCGCTGATTCGCACGCACGCAACCCAAGCAACCCGCGTCTATGAGGAGAACACCGGGGGCGGGATATACAAGCTCTGGGCTCTGGAACACAACGACGTCATCGAGAAGCTCTCAGCGGAAGACCCTGGCGCATTCGCCGGCGCGTCTGTCCTGTGGCTCATGCCGAATGATAACGGTGGGATAACCCTGATGTTCCCAGAGGACTACTAGGTCCATGCGGAACCTGTTTACGTCCACACAGTGGGAGTTTTCCGAGGAGCCGGGGGTTATCGTACTCCGGCTCCACTCGACTCCCGCTAGGTTGACACTGGACCGGATACGTAGTTGCGGGTTTCGATTAGATGGACAGAGGAAAGCCTTTGTACGAAAAGCCGATGCCAACGGGAGACACGCAGCGGAGTATCTGAGGAAGCAGTTAGAGGAGGACTTGTGAAGGAAGAGACCGTATGGGATGTGTTGCGTTCTGACTGGCGGAGCATCCTCTTTGCCTCTGCCGTCGCAGCCGTGGCGATCGGATTGTTTCTGGCGTTATGGCTGGCGGTGTAGCGTGGCGAGTAAACCTACACAGAGAAGCCTCGCCTATCTTCGAAAGAACGGCTGGACCGTGTGTATCGTCGAGAAGTTCCTTCCAGCGCGAGGCGGTATGCCGTTCCCGCGAAGGATAGATGCGTTTAATTTTGGCGATTTGCTAGCTTGCCGGTCCCGACATGTAGAGCACGATAAAGAGGGCGGAGATTATATCGCCTGCGTGAAAGAGATTGCTCTCATCCAGACCACAGACCATTCCTCTTTCTCGAAACACAAAGACAAGATTCTCTCTATACCAGAGTTTCAGGAGTGGAAGAACGCTGGAGGTATCACGCTCTTGCATGGGTGGGGCAAGAGAGGACCACGCGGCAAGGCGAAACGGTGGACTTTGCGGGAGGAAGTTTTGTAGATTGCATTATTCCCTTGACAGGCTTGACGATTCAGAGCACAGTAACGACGTTTCAACGAAAGACAGAAAGAGGAGGATAAGAAGTCATGGAAGAGAAATTGCCGTTCCCAATGACAATCTTTGTATCTCACTACGAACACTCAACCGCAGAGTCTCCAAGTCTGAACGTGAACCTGACGGAGTTGGAGTCGGTAGACGAGAACAACAAGGCGATAGAGGTTGCCGAGTATCATCTCGTCAAGACGCGCGTTCTCATTCGGAGAGTAGAGGAGGTGCGGTGATGGCAACCAAAATAATCAAACCCGAAGTGCAAATAGTCCCGCTTGTGGATCAGAAGAGTCTCTCACTAGCCTTGTCGGAGCTCCAAGACGAATTGCAGATCGTCCCAGAGCTCAGAGCCAAGGCCGAGGCACTCAAGGTCACGAATGCCGCAGAGTTCGCAGAGGCCGGGGCACTGAGAGCCGATGTGCGGAGTCGACGCAAGGTTCCGCGGTTTAAGTTGGCGCCGTTCCAGGAGGTTGCCAAGCGAGTAGTGGACTTCCTGAGAACGAAGCACAGCGAGGCGGAGCAGCAGTTTGATGCGATTGACCAGACCATCACGGCGAAGATGGACGCGCACGCTCGAGCGGAGAGGCTGGCTGCAGAAGCAGAGCAGCGTCGAATCAACGAAGAGAGGCGCTTAGCCGCGGAGAAGGAAGCCGCCGAGAGACGCAAGGAAGCCGAGAAGCAGGCCGAGGCCGACCGGAAGCAGCGCGAGAAAGAGATTGAAGCCGCACGCAAGGCCGGGGAGATCAAGGCAGCCGAGGCCAAGCGGTTACAGAAGGAAGCCGAAGAGAGAGCCAAGAGAGAGAAGGAAGTTGCGGCCCGGGAGCAGGTCGAGGCAGCACAGAACGTGGAGTCTGTTACGGTGAAGCCTAACCTGCCCACAGTAGCCGGAAGCCGCCGGCGGATCGTGTATTGCTTCGAGGTCGTAAACCCTGACCAGGTGAAGAGTGCATTCCGCTGTCCCGACGAGCAGGCCATCGGTCGCAAGGTGCGAGATGACCAGGACGTAGAAAAGAGCATGAGTGAGGTAGGTGGGATCCGAGTCTGGACTGAAGACAGGACGTGACGCCATGCCGCAACGCTTCGTGCTGGACAGATGGCTAGAATACCTCAAGGCGCTCCGCGAAGACCTGTCAATACAGACTATCTCCGAAGCGCGAGACGCCTTCTATGGTGGGATGATAGCGGCATTCTCCATTATGGAAACCGAAGGGCCGCAGGCCAAAGAAGCGGTTATGTCCGAGTGCGACGAGTACCTGGCGATGCTGAGAGCAAGACTCGACGACTTGGAGAGGAGAGACAGTCATGGAACGAATTAAGACAGCCGGAAGATCGAAACAGGTTCGGTCCTACGGCTATGACAAGGCCGCGCAAGTCTTGGAGATCGAATTCTCCAGTGGAGGGATATACGACTACGCTGGAGTGCCAGAGAGCATCTACCTGGAATTCATCAAGGCCGAGTCTCTCGGTTCCTTCATCGCAAACCGCATCCGTGGAGCATTCGAGTACACGCGGTTGCACACGAACGGATGCACTCAGGTTGGATGCTCTATTCCTGCCGGTCCCGGTCCAGACCAGTGTCCCTGCTGGTGTCACAAAGTCAGAAAGGATGTGAGTCATGGCGAAACAATCCCAAACCCGGATCTCTCGAAAGAGCTCCGCAAGAGCATCAAGCAAGCGAAAGCCAAGAAAACCGCCTGAGACGGCAATCGTTCCTGTTAAGCCGCAGGTACTCTCGATTCCTGAAGCGATCGAGAAGGTTCTCATCCTTGGGGACTTGAGTTCTCTGACGCCGCAGGACCGCGTGGACTACTACAAGCGCGTGTGTGATTCGCTTGGGCTGAATCCGTTGACAATGCCGTTCTCTTACATTCTTTTCAGAGAATTCGATGGAGGCTCTGCGAAACTATCGCTCTATGCGAACAAGTCTTGCACGGAGCAACTCCGGAAGATTCATGGAGTGTCCGTAATCCCTCCATTGCGCCGTTCAAGGACGGCCGACATTGTGACTGTCGAGGCCGACGTCAAGGACAAGACCGGCCGCACGGACTCCGCAAGCGGTAGCGTACCGCTCTACAAGATCAAGGACGGCAAGCGCATTGACTTCGATGGTAAAGACCTGTGCAACGCCGAGATGAAGTGCGAGACGAAGGCCAAGCGCCGCGCTACCCTGTCGATTTGCGGACTGGCTTTCTTGGACGAGTCCGAACTGGACACAATGGAGGTTGTGGGGGGCGTGACGCGAGATGGGCGTATCTACTACCACGAAGGGCAGGAGCCTCAATACCGCCGCGGCTCTCACGAAGCCTCACAGAAGGTACTAGAGGCGAAATTGGCAGGGGAGATGCCTCTGAATACCCCCGAAGGGCCAAAAGCCCCGCCTGAGCCGCCGGCGAAGCCGCCTAGCCCCTCTGGTAAGCCTCCAGCGAAGTCTGGGAAGATCCCGGAGAGCGAATACCGGAAGGACAACGTTCCTCCGCCTGTTCCCGCAGAGCCTTGGAAGTATGTAGGCCGTATCGAGTTCGATTACACGGAAGATAAGACCATGCCCTACGTCCGCGGCGATATCCAAGAGATTGTGATTTACTTCCCTCAGGACTTGAGGCTCAAGCGTAAGAATGATTGGTGGTGCTGCTTTGTGGAAGACGCCGAACGCATCAAGGCGGTAGCGATTGAGAAAAACTTCGAGGTAGTAGAGATACTTCCTCAACAATCTTCCGGGGTGCCTCCAAAGCAGCGCCATGACGACCCCGGAAAACCCCGGAGCAAGGGAGGGGGGACTGGCTCAACCAGTCCTTCCGCTCCGGTTATTCTTCACGCCACGATCGAGAACTTTGCCGACAAAATGACAAAGAAAAAACAGCCTATGATGACTGTGCTTCTGAAACTGGAAAAAGGAAAAGTGTGGGGTTCCGCTTTCGATCATAAACTTTTCCCGCTCATCGGTACAGCTAAGGGGAAAGACTGCGAGATATACGTGAAGGAGAGCGCGGGGTACGGGCCGACCATTCTCGGATTCAAGAGAATCGCTAACCGGGAGTACGACGAAGACGGTATTACTCCCGTAATCCAACGCTCCGAACAGCAACCAGGAAAGACACTCTTCTAGGAGGAAACATGGAATGTCCGTACAAGAATGTTCTGAGGTCAGAGTTAGAAACGCCACCGTCAAGGATGCAAACACTCCCGATCGATGACCGCGGCTACCCTGTGCCTTGGTTCGTCGATTGGATTGACGGCAAGCCGGAGTTCCGAGCGATGGACCCGAAGAAGTGGGTGCGCGCCGTAAAGGAGAAACTCTGCTGGACGTGCGGAGAACGCCTTGGCCGCTGGCTGGTATTCGTCGCAGGACCGATGTGCGGTATTAACCGGACTTCCTCTGAGCCACCGTCGCATCAAGAGTGCGCGCGCTACTCTGCGAGAAACTGTCCCTTTCTGAATAATCCCGAAGCGATCCGCCGAGTGGACAACGTAATTACCGGAGACATGTCGAACGCACCTGGCTTTGCGCTCACAAGGAACCCCGGAGTCACAATGCTGTGGGTATGTAAAGACTATAGCGTGTTCAACGACGGTCACGGCAAGCCTCTCCTGCACATGGGCGAGCCTGACAGTGTGGAATGGTATTCGAAGGGAAAATTCGCCACACGCGAAGAAGTACTCGCTTCGATCGAGAGCGGACTCCCCGCGTTAGTTTCCGTCGCGCAGCAGCAAGACGGCGCGATGAAATATCTCATGGAGTGCCGGGAGAGATTCGACAAGTACATACCTGCATGAACGCTAAAGAACAATTCGCATCTAGCGCTAAGGAGCAATGGCAAGCGGTGGTAACGCTGGCCTTCTCCGGTGCCGACCCGGAGACAGTGGCGCGTGAGGCGAGCGTGAATGCCGCGGTTCTGAAACAGAAGTTTGCTGCGGTAAATTACGCGAGAGAGAGCGGATGGGCACAGCAAGCGATAGTGGCTCTTGGACAGAATGGGACGCTGAAAGCGTATAGCGCCGCGAAGCGCAACGGACACCATGAGCCGGAGCGAATGCTCAGATGGAGAGTCAGCCGTCGCCTAGCCGATGCCGTGATGAGTTCAGAAGCGAGCGAGGACCAGGAAGAAAGTTTGGTGACTAGATTAGTGCGAGTTGCGAAATTACGGACCAGCGAGGATCTGTGGAATTTCCTGCTCTCGGTATTTGCGGACTTGTCGGATAAAGAGATTGCCCACTTAGCAGGAGTAGAGCCAGAAAAGAAGAGGTGAAACAGTGAGCGAACAAGAAAGTTTGTCCCCAAAATCTGAGGAGGAAAAATGAGGAAGCTAATCGCAGTCCTACTGTTCAGCGCAATCACCCTGGCAGCGCAATCCAGCGGCACTTTCAACTCCACCTACGTCAAAGTGAATATCGGCGTAGCGACACGAGCGATGTTCGGCTTCGGGCCAGCGTCGAATCCAATCATCGGCCAGACGGTTGTGTTCCTGACTTGTGACGGAAGCACTGGCAGCTACTCCGTTGTTTTCAACTACGCCACGACCAGCCAGCAATCAAGCGGCACGATTCCTCTGGCCTGCTCTGTCACGTACTCCAAAGACCCAGACGGAGACAGCAACCAATACACTTCCGTGGTTGTGACTTCAGCGCAAAGCGGGCAAGTCGGTGGCCGAACAGTCACGCTCAACAGCGCCAGTTATCAGTCCGAGCATACAGGACCGCACAATCAGAACGAGACGATTGGCGGAGCAGCGCAAATCACGGTGAACTGAGCCTTGGAAGCGACGGATTCAGTAGGAGGAGAGGATGAAGGAACTTTGGAACAGCCTTTCTAAGCAAAAAAGATACGCTCTGCTTGTGAAAGCCTACCCAGCGCGTTCATGGGAATTGCATGACCTTGAGGCGAAGTTGAAATGGGATAAGTTACTGCCTTCTACGCAGAGAGAGTTGGAGCGACTCAATGCAGACACCGGACAATGAAGCTGGGCGGCAAACAGAAGCAGTTATGCAAGCTCTTGTGCCGTGGGACGCGCCGCACCGTCCGAGCACTGAGAAATACAATCGTTGCTGGGAAGCCATTTACGACTTGTTGAGTGAGGTTGCGGCGGTCGAGCGTGGCGGGGAGGGACGATGAAAGTCTGGATAGTGGAGCGTCGCATCAAAACTGAGTATGGCTGGAGCGATTGGGAACCGACTTGGGACGATGACGCGGGACCGTATGACACGGGGAGGCAGGCGCGGACTCACGCGAAAAGCTTGCAGATGGCGCGTCCTGACAAGACTTGGCAGTATCGCGCAAAAGGGTACGTGAGAGAGCCATGACCAATCCAGTAGAGGGAAGCGGCCTGGTGGGAGATCACTGATGCACTGCCGATTACACGTTTCAGTAGAGTTGGTGCCACATAAAGAGCATGTTCCGATGTTCGTCGCCACCAATGAAGAGAGCCATCACAGCAAGACGCGCAGCGAACGCGAGAGGATCATTCTCCGCTGTCCGGTACTTGGTTGCACTGTCGTTGACGTTCTCTATGAACCGAATCGAACGGATCCGACGCTTTGCCGCATCTGCCACAAGAAGTCAGTCGTGGGTACTTCTCTTTGCGGGAGGTGTGGCAGAAAGTACAGAGCCAGTCTGCCTACACCGAAGCGCCAGCATGTCAGTAGAGCCAGTGCCGATCCGTACAGAGCACGTCTGAGCAGAGGGCCGCAATGACACCCGAACAAGAAAAATTGCTTTGGATGAAAGCGCTAGAGATTTGGTGCCGACACCCTGTTTTCTGGACCGTCTTGCTGACGGCCTATTTTGTCGTAGTCACTTACGCATTCTTGAGTAACTGGTAAGCCATGAAGAAACCACATATACGCAGCGGCCGGAAGTACAACCGCGGCCGATATTGGATCCAGCAACGGGATGCTGCATTCGCGCGCGCCGGCGATAAGTGCGAGGTATCAGGAGAGCCGCTCAGTTTCGTAGAGCACCTTTGTCGAATGCCGAGTTGCCACCTGAAGGACCATCTGAAGGTCGTTTACCGTCGAGCCGTGGATCACCTTTTCCCGGAACGCTGGATTAGAAAATTTGTCGTCGGCGCGGACCCTCACGTTTTAGAAAACTTAGTGGTGCTCAGTTCTCGGGCCCACGCGCAGAAGACCGCGATCGAGTGGCGAATCTTCCGCGGCGACCTTGTGGGGTATAAGCAGGAGCTCAACCGCTTAGGCTTCGACCTGGCGCTCCTGGACAAGGCGATGAAAGCTCTGTGCGAGTCGGTGAAAGGACCAAAACATGAAACGAAATGAACGAGGGTTCGCAATGTACGCGGAGTTCAAGGATGTAGACGGAGAGACGGTGAAGGTACAGAGGTCGAGCTCCATCGGTCGGCGGCTTGTCTACATCTTCCCGGCCGCAAAGATTCATCTAGGCGAGGCGATCAGCGGAGCACACTTGACGGTGCCGATGGCTAGACGTGTCATCAAGGCTCTTGAGAAGTTTGTCTCCGGTGCGGAATGAACGGGCTGACCCCTCTCGAAGTACTGAGCATCCTGCTCTGCCCGTTCGTGCTGGTTTACGTTCTCTGGTTTATAGACCAGTGGCTTTATGGAAGGCGGGAAGAATGATTGAAGACATGGAAACCGGAGAAACGATGAGCGACGAGGACGCGCAAGTCCTGATTCGCCGCACGATCGAGCGCTCTGGAAGATTCATCATGCACGCACCAAACGAGCCCAGACCTGGCGAAGTACAGATGTACGCTGGACTGCCCTTACGTTTCGTCCGTTTTGTCACTTACGAGGAAGCGGTCGCAGACCACAAGTTGACAACCGATATCTGGAAGTGCGAGCACACCGACGTCTGTATCGACCCTGACGAATTCCATTTCGAAGTGGAGGTAGCGGACTGATGAACGCACTGGACGAATTTCCTCTACAAATGTTCAATCCGCTTTCGGGTAAGTGTGGCAGGCCGATTCAACATCTCTCTGGGACGCTGTACTTCTCTTGCGTTCTCCCGCGTCGCCACGAAGGGGAATGCCAGCGCGGAGGAACCTGTCAAGCGCACGGTGACTATATCGGGAAAGAGTGCCAATACTGGCCAGATTGCGTAGGTATCGGAAGGGAGTTTAACCGATGAAAACCGACTCACGCGAGAAGCTCGGAGAGGCGATTCAGGAGGAGAAGCAACTGAAGGCCTGCGCGCGCCACCCCAAGACTGTGTGGTTCGACGGGAAGGGTTGCCCGGTCTGCATTATTGAGGCGGAGAACCAATTTCTCCGGTTGACGAAGGACATGGAGTAAATTATGCTTTGCACTCACACCCACGAGGTGTTACAGCTTCGGTGGGACCGGGGCGGAGTACCACAGATACTCCGCTCTGCCTCTTCTGTGGAGGGGCTCTTGTCCTATAAAACTACGCGTCGCCATTGGGTTAAACTTTGGGTTGGAGAATGGCTTGACGGCACTACCCGCTTTGAACTGACTCCCGAACAAAGGCTCCTCTGGGTTGACCTCCTCGCGCTCGCCGGACGTTCGCGCTTCCCGGGCATGATTTACCCGGGTGTCGGAGAGAACGACAAGAAGATCGGCTACCCTATCTCCTACCTTGCCGGAGTGCTCAGTTTTCAGCCTGGGGGATTGCGCGAGGCCCTGACAATCCTTGAACGCCACGGACACATCTTAATCGATGAACCTTCCTCTGATTGCTTCGTTATAAGTATCTCAAATTGGGACAAATATCAGTCTGAATACCAACGCCAGAAATTGAGCCGTTCTGAAAAGGTGCGCACAAAAACACGACAAAGTGCGCAGGAAGTTACACCCGAAAACACGCTGAAGTTACCAGTAGAGGGAGAGAAGATAAGAGAAGAGGAAGATGGAGAGAAGAGGCGGGACTCCGCCGCCACCGTCGCCGCCTTCAATTCCTTCGAATGTCAACCCTTCGGAGGTCCTAAATTCAAACAAATTTGGACTCAGGAGTACGAGAATCACAAGGACGGAACCGCTTGGGCGGACACGATGGAACGGGCAATAGAGATTTGCCAATCCAACCGTATCAAGGTACCTGGCCGATTCTTTGCTCACAAGCGGGAGATTGAGAAGGTAGAAGCGGAGAACGCTTACAAGAGGACCCCACTGTGAAAGTCATCGTCAGATTCAAAAGCGGAGCAATTCGGACGATCCCGGTACCTGAGACCGAGTTTAGCGCGCCGACCGCGGCTCAGGCGATTGAATACGCGAAAGGTCGGTTGCAGAAGAGTGAACGAGAGAAGGTAAAAGAGTACGAAGTAGAGGAAGACTTCCTGTGAGGAGGGATAAATGCACTGTGCTTGGTGTGGCACTGACATTGGAGAAGGACGAGACAATCCGCGAGAGCCTGAATCGTGCGGCGAGTCTGAATGTTCTCGGGAAGTTAGGGCTATGTACCGCCAGATGGATGAAGAAGCTCAAGAGTCAGCCAGAGAAGACGATTACGGGAGATACCGATGACGGAACCAAAGACAGGAACCTTTGAGGGTTGGGCAGTAGTCGAGATGTTTGGGCACGCCAAGGAAGTAGGGTTTGTCACCACAGAAGCCTACGGAGCAGCCGTTCTCTTCCGTTGTGACACTCCGGAGCTTCCTGAGCGGGAGTACGTCCTAGAGTCTCCTGAATACGCCAGCGAAGGGGATAAAGGGACACGGTGGGCTCCCGCTGGCGCGAAGGTCAAGCGGCCAGCGTCGCCGGCGAAGACGCGGCTTATCGGTCCCGGAGCAATCTACTCCATCACGCCATGCACTGAGGCGACGGCACGGAAAGCGATCGAGAGTCTCTTGCGGCGTCCGTTGATACTCTTGGAGATGCCGGACAACACAAAACTCTTAGAGACTCCAGCGCAACGGGTATTTGAGTGCTGTGGCGGTAATCCCGAAGTGGGACACGAAGAGGATTGCCCGCAAGAGGAAGACGAAGAGATTCCGATTTGAGCGCGATTTCCTATAAAGGCAAAACGACGCGCGCAGAGGGGCTGTTAAGGGCAAGGCGTGTAGACGCGACAGCCCCTCCCGGTTTTAGGAGAATGCAATGAGCGAACCGAATGTATTTGCGACTGAAGGCGATGAAGTAATGGTGCGAGCAACAGTGATCGACGCTCATTGGGCCGATAAGCGGCTCTACAAAGTCAGGCTCACAAAGGTTCGGTTGCCGATGCAACTTGAAAGTGATGTGGAGATGTGGGTTCACGACAGAAACTTGCGCCAGCCGGAGCAGCCGTGAGCGGACGATACGAGGTCGGATATAACAAGCCCATTCACGGCACTTGGGGGTTGCAGTATGTGAAGGTATTGGACACGGACGACCTTGAAGATGCCCGCGCAGAAGTCAGAAAGCAAAGAGCAGTAGGCAATACGCGAGGTCTACTTGTGTATGACACGGTTGAAAAGATTATCTGTGTTCAACCGGACGTAGATGGAAGTATCCAGTTTTAGCAGTCAGGCCCATTCTAAAACGAGGAGAGTAACCATGAAGAAACAAAAGAAAGACAAGAAGCAGAAGCCAGCACCGCAACCACAGCCACCTGAACCACCGGAGGATCACGGCCCTGTGGAGACAAAGGAGGCCGCCGTTGAGCAAGAAAGCTAAAGCGCATCTTCCGACAAAAGCACCGAAGCGCACTGGCAAGCGTGGTGTGGGCCCGAAGATCGACCCGGAAGAGGACTTCGATAAGCCAGTGAAGAAGGAAGCCGAGCAACCGGAACTCTTGACCGTACCGAAGCAGCCCACGCCGGCCGTTCAGCACGGTAAGATGGCTGTGCACTTCGTCAGATTCGTCCCTGACCGCAGTAAGGACAGAAACGCCGTAGTATTCATGGACTTCTCGCTCGAGCTCGAGGAAGCCCACGAAGGTCGGCTCCCGCGGGAAGTCGAGGATGAGTGGCGTCACTTCAAGAAGGGCTCTGTGAAGCGAACGGAACCCTCTGGTATGGGTTCACAAAACCTTGAACTCTCGATCGCTCCGGATGCTGCTGTGGACCTCGAAGTAGTCGCAGCGATGCCGCGCGCAGTAATCTCCCGGGTCACCCAGAAGGGTAAAGGAAAAGAGAGGAAGGTCATCCGCCTGCAGATGAGGTTCTTAACCGCCTACACTGACGACGTGGACCGCTTCTGCCACAACAATTTCGATGAAACGCTCTGGATCTCCATGAAGGAATCGCAAATGGCGTTCGGAGAAGAGGAAGAAGCATCGGACTGAGCCGTGCCGCATCACTACCCTAAAGACACGACTGAGGCACCCTACTGGTGTAAGACCTGTGGCCGGACAACACAGCATCGGGTGTTCGATGGCAGACTGGCCCACTGCCTCGAGCACCACGCCCAAGAATTCACCAAGGCACAGTTGAAACGCAAAGAGCAGGCTGAGAAAGAAAAGCGTGAACCGAAGTTGTTTTGAGAGTAGGCTTACCGAAAGGAGCGAATAATGCAAATCCAACTAGACAGAAGGCCATTCATACAGAGAGCCGCTTTAACCGTCGTAGGGCTTCGGCTGGCCCAAGGTGCGGCACTCTTGGGCGTAGCAGAGATGGAAGCAGGATGCGGCAGCGTGTTCAACGATATTTTGAACTGGATTCCCGTTGGAGAGGCCGCAGTGAATTCTATTCTCGCTGTACTTGCGGCAAACGGAGTCATCCTCATTCCCGGTCTTCAAGTGTACGTCAGTCTCATCGAAGCAGGACTCACCGCTCTCACTGGAGCAATCAAGGAGTATCAGAGCACAGTTCCCGCTCCGGTCGGCGCTCTCGCCAAGATCGAAACGGCGTTCAAGGACGTGGTGGACAATTTTAAGAATTTTCTCGCCTCACTCAACGTCTCCGGAGGCTTGCTCGCTATCATCGTAGGCATCGCCCAGGTCGTGCTCTCGACGATTGCGGCATTCATGAATCAGTTGCCGGCGGCTTCGAGCCTCAAGCGCACTGTCGTACTCGGACATACCTTCCTCGTAGGAAGCACCACTGCCGTAGTTATTCCGAAGGATCGTACCCGGCGCGCTTTCAAGCGTGATTTCAACAGCGTTCTCGATGGTGGACCGAGCGCAGGGGTAGTCATTCCTCCGTCCGCACGATTGAAACTGTCCTTCTGGGAAAAGTTGTAGTGCTTCTGCCCGTTGATCTCACCGTCTGGAGGGGCTCTCGACCGGGAGCCCCTGACTTCGCTGGCATCAAAGCCTTCTTCAAATCGGTCGTTTCGCTCGAGGGGTTAGCCGAGGACCAGAAGGAGATGGCGGAACTCACTCCTGTTCCGGTCATTTCCATTCCCATCTCATTCAAGGAGATTTATTTCACAGGTCTCCGTCCCAAAGGGCTGATAGACACCATCCTGAGAGAGATTGCTGCAGCGCCGAAGCCCTGCCTGGTTCACTGCGAGCATGGACAGGACCGTACCGGGCTTATCATTGCGTGTTACCGGGTCAAGGTCTACAACTGGACAAGGGCCGATGCTTGGGCGGAGGCAAAGAAATTGGGTTATCGTGGCTGGCCGCTGAATGCGGGATTGAACAAGACTTGGGAGATTTTTGGAGGGATGGATGACTGACCTAATGTTCGGGCAGAGACCGCCGCGCAAAGCAGGAATGCTTGGGAAGAAGCCCCGGCGCCACGACCCACGCACCATTCTCCTCGCGGACTACGTTCCTGCAGGAGCTCCGCCCATTCCACCGGCAGTAAAGCACTGGGAGGGCAAGATTGCTTTCTGGCCGATGATGAAGAACGATACCGTAGGCGATTGCGTGATCGCTGCAGCAGGGCATGAAGTGATGTTGTGGACGGCCTACGATGGCGACGAGTTCATCGCCTCGGACGGGCAGATTATCGCGGACTATTCCGCAATCACCGGCTATAACCCCGCCGATCCGTCCACAGACCAAGGCACTGTGATGCTGGATGCGCTCAATTATCGCCGGAACGTAGGAATGCTTGGCCGCAAGATCCTAGGCTACGCGGCCGTCAATCTCTCGAATCAGGAGCAGGTGTGCCAGGCCATCTATCTCTTCATCGGGGTGGATGCTGGATTCGACTTCCCAGCCGTGGCGATGGACCAATTCAACGCAGGACAGCCGTGGGACGTTGTTGCGAACGACGGAGGCATCCAAGGCGGCCACTGCGTTTATATCGTTGGATACGACTCTCAATACCTCTACTGCATCACCTGGGGGCATGTCCAGAAGATGACTTGGGCGTTCTTCATGAAATACTTCACGGAAGTCTATGCCGTGCTCTCTCCTGACATTTTCAACAACAAAGGCGTCACTCCGGTCGGGTTTGGCGTCCAAGAGTTACTTGCCGACCTCGGATTAATGGGCAAGCGTAAGTGAAGCCGTACTATTCCCACGCGGGCATCACCATCTACCACGGAGATTGCAGAGAAGTGCTGCCGACGCTGGAGAGTGATTCTATTCGCTGTTGCGTGACTTCCCCGCCTTATTGGGGACTCCGCGATTACGGAGAGGCCGAAGGCATCGGTCAGGAAGAGACGCCGGCGGAATGGCTGGAAAAACTCGGTGCGATATTTTTGGACGTGCAAAGGATTCTTGCGGAGGACGGAACGCTGTGGGTGAACTGTGGCGATACTTACGCTGCGGGCGGTCACGGATGGGGCGGCGGCGGAATCTCGCAAGATTACAACCACTCTGCGGTATGCGGCGGTCCTCGAGATCGAAAGCCTCCCGCGTGCTGGAATCTGAAAAAGAAAGACCTCATCGGTCTACCCTGGCGTCTCGCCTTTCGGCTTCAGGAGGATGGCTGGTATCTGCGGCGCGACATCATTTGGAGTAAGCCGAATACGATGCCTGAGTCGGTTACTGACCGCCCTACCGGAGCGCATGAATACATCTTTTTGCTTTCCCGGTCCGAGAAGTATTACTACAACCAGGAAGCCACGCTCGAGCCAGTCAGCAAAAACACGCACATGCGTCTCAGTCATAATCTCGCGGCACAAATTGGCTCACATCGCGCGAACGGCGGAGCGAAAACGAATGGCCCGATGAAAGCGGTTGGGCGCAAGGCAGCAGCCGGGACACCTGGCATAGAGAAAAGTAATCCGAGTTTTGAGACTGCGGTCTGCTTGCCGGTGACAGAGCGCAACAAGCGAACAGTTTGGACCGTCGTTCCAGCGCAAGGTGAAGGCGACCACACAGCAACCTATCCAGAGGAATTGATTCTGCCGTGCATTCTGGCGGGCGCCGGGCCCGGGGACTGCGTGCTTGACCCTTTCGCGGGAACTGGAACAACCCTACTTGTGGCGAAGAAAAACCACTCTCGAGGAGTCGGCATAGAAATCGAAGAGAAGTACTGCGAGATAGCAGCAAAGCGGCTGAGTCAGGAAGTCCTAGCCTTCTAACTCCACGTTCCTAACTCCCATTTTGCAAGCAATCCGAGTCCTGCACCTAGCAGCCCGCCTACGATAGCCGAGGCCAGCACCCACACGAATACCGTTTTGGTAAGTTTGAACATAGGAGAGAGGGACTACCGCCGTGGTAGTGGCGATAGTCCCCTTCGGGGCACTTCGGAGAGAGCACTAAATCTGCTTGATATCGAAGCCAACCGCTTGCACCGGACCCGCGCCCGTCAGAGGCACGTTCACGGTCGAACTGATCGGCTTGCCCGCGCCGTCCGCGCCGCTTTGCGTGAGATTGAACGAAGCCGCTGTATCCGTAGCCGACGTCGCCACCGACACCGAACTCCCGTCCGCAGAAGGCGTGAGAGTGGTATTCGGGTCGTCCGAACTCCATGTCGGAACGCCCGTGGTGAGACCGCCTGCCGGAGTCGGTACGCCCGTGAAGGTGCCAACCGCCCCTTTTACGATTCCTCTGATATCAGCCTGCATGATGCCTCCGATAATTTGATAGATTTTGAACCCAGAAGCCTGTACAGCAAGAAACCCCTTGATGAACTTTACGAAATCCTCGATCGCTCCCGCGATGCGCTCGAGCGCCTTATCTTCTCTGTTCATGGCAGCCGATGTCCCCCACCCCAATACGGCCCTCCAAGAAGCCCGGTGAAGGAAAGCAGCCAGATGATGCAGATGATGATGAAAATAATCATCACCACGTTCTTGAACGGCTGCGGGATGGGCAACATGGTCAGCAGGTAGTAAATCAAACCTGCCACGATCACACCGACCAGCAATGTAACCAGCATAGATTCATCCTACCTTTCTCGCCTCGCCACGTCTGTCGCTTACCGCACATTTGGTGGAGCAACAGGAGCGGGAGGCTTCGTCACCGCAGGCAAGCCGCGCGCATCCCGGTCCTGGGCGACACTGACGCCTTGCGCTTGTGCCATAGCGATTGGGAGTCTTGGGCTGAACGCTCGAGAAAGATTGGCTCCAAGCGTGTTCAAAAAAGAGAATATGAATTGATAGAACTTCCCTGAGTGGATGTCCGGCGCCGGCAGAGAGCCAATCGCTGCGCTCCAGATGTAGAAGGCGACTGCTGTAGATGTTTTGGGATGCGCTGCGATGTAGGCCCAGATACTTGAGAGGCTCATAGTGGCACCAATGTAAAGGAATCCCAGACTGCCTGTAAACCACTTTCTACGAAAAGAGCGCGCATAGCGTCCGTAGGAGAGGCTGGAACCTCTTGGGGGTATAGGTGAGGCTCATCCGGGAACGTTCGCCACGCAGCGCCTTCCGCTAGCCCACAGGAAGAGGCTTTGGCAAGAATCTCCTCCCACTTGGCGTCTTTCCCGTTCCAGTCGATGCCTCCGAGCCCGTCTGTGGGAGCGACATCCACGGCTAGACCGAAATTGTGCATGGAGTAGCCGCCACGAGCCTCGGTGACGATCCTCCCGGGGGCTGTGCGCCCTTCCGCGTAGAGCGCATCCTGTTGTGCGAAGGTGCGAAGCCCTTGCGTTACGAGGAACGGAAAGGAAACCATATCCGCGAGCTGGTGGATACGACGCGAGAGTTCCGGATGAACGAGGGCCAGTCTTTCCTCACTGATTGAATCCATTCTCACCCCTTCTTCTTGTACCACTGATTCTGTTTCGGATAAGCCGCGTTTTCCTTCTCCATCTCCTCAATGGCTTTCTTGCAATAGGGAACCGGAACCTGTCGCGCTCCAAGCGTGACGTAGTACATCTTCTCCGGGGCAATTTCGGCATTCCCGCACGCGCAGTTGTTGCGCTCGCATCGCATTCACGAAGTCCCCTTCGCGAAGTACATGAAAATCTGACTGACGAGCCAGAGCGTCACCACAATAATCACGATGACGCTGATGCGCCGCTTCTCGATGTCCTTGAGTTTCGAGGAATAGATGACCTGATAGAGCAGCAAGCCGACCACGACTAGTGAGAGAACAATGATTTCCAGTTGCAAGCACGGGCTCCCTATTTCTTTTCCGATTCTCTGACATCTACAACGTGCTGTTTTTCCTCATGTTCAGAAAGTTTCTTTTTAGCTGCGTCCACCTTTTGTCCATCAACAGGATCACCCGTGAGTTTGTAGAGCCTGATGGACTGCTCATAAATAGTTGTCAGCATGATACCAGTCTGGCTGTTTACGAGCGTATGGATGTCGTGTCCTTGGGAGAGAATCTTTTCTCCCTGCTCCTTATTTTCTTTGGCGCTGTCAGCCGCAACTGTCACTACTTCTTGCACCTTTTTAGCTACTTCAATCGCGGCGATCTTCGCTGCATCCGCTTCCTCCCGGGTCAGTTTTCCATTCTTGATTTGAATGCGGACTACCCAAGCCAGCAAAAGAGGCGTCAGCCACAGAAGAATCGTATTCGTCAGAGCCACGATGTCATGCAGCACCGTTGGGTCTATAAGTGCGATCATTGAATCCCCACATCCCCTGACTTCGAATTATACCGATACCGCTCCGCCAGTTCGTACCTGCTGCTCACTTGGGCCTTTGTCAAGAGGCTCGACACATGGAATTTTACCGTTCTGTCTGACACGTTCAAGTCCTTAGCGATTTCCTTGTTGCATTTCGAATTGCAGATTCCTGTGAGAACCTGCTTCTCCCGGCTCGTCAAGGCGAACGGCAGGTCGCTTTCCTTTATGGTGATACAGCCCTTTTCGAACTGCACGTCAATCGGGATACGCACCACGATAGCGTACTGCCCGTTGCGGCATTCGACTGAAACGCGTTTCATGGTCTGAATCCCACCGTCATACTCGCCAGAGGTGCCGGGCATACCCATACAAGAGGCCCTGGGCCAGCCTGCGAGACGATAAAGCCGTTCCAAGGGTTTACCACCAAAGCGTTCGTGCTTGGGCCTCCATTGGCTCCGATCGCTACGGAAAAGGTGAAATCTCCTGGCTGTGGCGCTAGAATCCGCGCGCCGAGAGGGGACCATTCCGACGCGGACATGGAAGAATTGATCGTCGCGCCGGCAGGCTCGTTCGGCCCTAAGAATATATAGGCTCGCACGGTGTTCGATGCCGCGGCTTTTATATGGGAGCAGCGCCAGAGAGATAATTGCTGATTGGCATTCGTGACGGAGCCTTGGAATTCGCAGTAGTTCCCCAGAGTATCAGAAACTCTTACTTTGTCGTTCCCAGGGTCTAGAGAACAGGCACTTTCACAAAAGCTCACTGCCACGAGGTTGTCATCTCCGGCGATTTGATTGTTCAGGGTCACAGAGACGACCGCTGTCTGAGAGATGGCAGAGGATGCTTGAAGAAGAGAAGTCTGGGCTAAGTTGCTGGCTGGCAGAAGCAGCAAGCCGAGCAAAAACATTTTCTTCATGGAGTCCTCCTTCATTGCTGATTCACTTGTCTCTTATAAGCCGCCACACCAGCAAGCCAGTGGCCTCCTCCGCTTTCTGTGCCGTCTGCGTTGCGACCCATCCAGGAGCCTATGTACACGCCAGTTGTCGGTGCAATCATGTCCTCGACAAAAAGGCAGGTTGAACGAGCCTCCAGCGTAAAGCCCGGACCGGGCCGTATAACGCCCCCGCTGTTGGGCGGGCAACTTTCACCCCAAGAATGGATTAGCGCTCCTGCCTCAGTTTCGATGGGTAGCGTCCAAGCATAAGGGCAGTCGCCGCCGTTTGTGCAGTCTGGAAAGACTGAGTTCTGATTCGCGTAGGTGCCGAAATTGCCAGCATCAAAGTTCCAGGTCCCATCGTAGACGAGGATAATTACGTCTGTAAATTGGTCGCCCGAAAAGGCCAGCGTATCTCCAGCTAGGCATGATGGCGAACAAAAGTTGCCGAAGTTAGCATGGAATTCGCAATCCCCCGTAAAAGTCACGCATTGGTCACGGGTCCACGTTTCGCCACGACTGCCAGTTACTTGGCCGCTAGCGCTAAACCTCGCAAACAGGAAGGCCGTTGAATTTGGAGGCATCAAAAAGTAACAGCTTGTCTGCGGGGATCCGTTGGCCGAGCAGGTCACTGGCTTTTGGCGGGGAAGAGATAGTGCCTGTGACTGCGCCGAAGGGGTTCTAGTAAGAGCGCAGAGGAAAAGAGCGAAGAGAAGTAGATAGCGTTTCACCACCTACCCCCTAGTTGCTGCGGCCCATATTTGAACATGAGCCAACCAATCAACACTCCAAAACCAATCCCTGCCAGAAAATATAAGGCGTCCATGAAATCCCCTCCACATTCATTAGGTTGTTCCTATACAAATTCCGCGCACCCAATGTTGCAGCCACCAAACGAGAATAAATACACTACCCACGTACAAAACCGCGAAGCACAATTCCCCGCGTGTACTTTTGCGATAAGGGCCTCTGCTGCGGAAGAAAATCATTAGTTCACCGTTTCCACGATAAGTTGCCGCTGTGTCGCAGTGTTGCTCGCGCTGGCCGTCGAGAATCCAATGGTGATTTGAAGTGTCTGAGAAGCCGTCGTATCCACACTGCTCACCGTAGCTGTGTTCACGTCCGCGAACGAACTATCGGCGACCGTGTTCCCAACACCCAAGTCAATCACCATCACTCCGTGCGCTTCGAAAGCCGCAGTTGCTCCTGCCGTCTGGACGGTGTTGTATGCTGTGACGTTGAATTGATCATTCGTAGCCGCAACCCCGCCAAGCGCGGTGCTTGTGTAAGTGGCAAGCGTGAGTGCTCCTAACTTGATTTTGACGTTGATGACGGCAGTAGACGCAGCAGGAGTTGAAAACACGCCTGACAGCCAAATCTTCAGCGTACGGTTGACACGATTCAAAGTCCCTGCCGGAACCGTGCAAGTCATCAAGTTTTGGTCAGTCGAGACGTTTGCGCTCACCGTCACAGGCGTTACATTCGTACAGTTCCATGCGCCCGTAAAAGCACTGTCGCCGTTATTGTTGGCATTATAGTGATAAGTGTGATCTGTTGAATTCGGATAAAGTATTGTGCTCCCGGCAGTCCCGGATGGTGCCGCGCTTTCGATGTGAGATAATTGGCCTGCATTTAGAATGCTCAATTTCTTGGTTCGGGACCCCCCAGTAGTCGTGTAGAACGTGATGGCGCGATTGTTCTCGTTGCTGAGGAGCGCATCTTCAGCAAGAACAGAGGCCAAATAGTGTCGAACCGTAAACCCAGAATCAGGAAATGTCCCGGCGTCTGGCTGGACATTCAGTCCAAACTCCACGTAATTGCTGCCTGCTGTTTGTGATGAAACCCTGAATCCTACCGTGCTACCCCCAGTTGGTGTACCAATCAGTTCAAGTGATGGGGAAGCAGTATCTACCCGCTTCCTTAGTCCAAAATCTCCTGGAGTTCCTCCGCCTGTGGTGGAAGCGAATCCCATAGCAGCTTGTGCCGTCGTGCCGTCTGGCAAATATAATGAATAGTTAGGCTGGCCCCAAGGCGTCACGTTGCCGGATACAGTTACGATTTGGTTTGGGTTGCACTGACCAGTGGAGCAGCCAATCACATCCCAAAAGCTATTTCCTATTTGTCCTGCCACATTGTTTTCAACAACGAGTGGAAGGGCGCATCCGGAGATCCGAGTGTTAGCAATCATGGCATTTGAGATGCCCGTCGTCGCACTTGAAGGCCCAAAACATGGTGCTGAGCCATTCGTGAACATGAAATTGCCGAGAAAGAACGGCGAATCAACAAATACCGCAGAACCAGGGTCGCCGTATTGAATCAATGGGATGGTTGCTGTACCTTGTGGTCCCTCCATGTAATTATGGACCACTCGCGTACCATTGACTACGCCTGACCCAACGCCAGGACCTACGCGGACGCAAGGTGCACAGAATCCTAGGTCGTTTCCATCGACTAAGGAACCGTTGCCAGAAACCCAAAATAGTACACCTGTAGGTACGTTATTACTAACTGAAACTCCTGATACTGATAGCCCGTTGTAACTAGAATTCTGAAAGATATGCGCTTGGTCGCTAAAACCGCTGGTGTCATCTACACGAACACCATTTCTGGCCACACCGTCCAGATTGATAAATTGATTGCGCGGCCCGATGGCAACGTCTGAGATGTTTATGCTTATGTATATGGCGTAGGCGGTTGCCGAAGCATTAGGACCGAAATTATAAAACATGTTGTAGGAGACTTGAGGAGAAAAAACCATCGGATTGAAAAATAATCCCTGAGTGAAGGACGCTCCGCCAGTCCAGCCACAACCATTCACGATGTACTGAGATGTGAGTTGGGCAGTGGTCGCATTCGTTGTACCTCCACTGAAGGTCAGACCTGTAGGGCCAAAATCAGCGGCGTGGGCACTTCCCGTATAGTTCAGCATCGCGCCGGGGCCGCATTCAAGCGTCATGGCCTGCGTAAAAACAAGGCCACCTGAATAGGCATAGGTCGCTGCGGCCCCAGCATTGCCTCCTGGGATGTACACAACTGGGCGGTCCTGTGGATTAGCTGGCGTGTAGGCATTCACTGCGGTAGACAGAGCAGTTAAGGCTGTATTGTTTTGAGCCGCTGTGTTAGAGGTGCTAAGCCCATACGCCGGGTCCGTAGCATTGAAAAGTTTGCCTTGGTAGCCTGCTACTGTTGTAGCCGTAATCGTCCCCGTCCCCGTAGCCGATACCGACCCTCCCGTCCCCACTGTCACGCCAGTTGTGATCGGATTCGTGATGCCCCCGCCGGAGCCGCCTGCAAGAGGGATCGTCGCCGCTACTGCCTTAAGTTGAGCGGAGATATCTACAGAAGCCCCACTGATAAGTGTTCCTGTAGACGTGAAAGAAAAGCAGGGCAGCGGGGGAAGTGGAAAGATGCTTGCGATCTGCTGAGGGTTAGCGCAGATGGAAAACTTCCACTCTAATCCCGGAGGACTCATTACCGCTGTTGAGGGAAGAACGATAGACATAGCCCCGGTCGCAGATAGAGATTGGCCGCTGTAGACCTGCTGGAACGAGGCACTCCCACCAAAGGTCGCCTGCTGTCCTGTCGTATTCAACAGCGTGACGTTGAATGTGCCAAGCGCATATGGTGTGGCTGCGGCGCTGTTATCGACTACGACCGCAGTAACAGTTGTATAGCTGTTCTGCCCGCTGGCGCCCGCTGTTGCGAGGAGTAGAAGCGCGATCAAGAAGAATATTCGTCTCATGGCACCACCCTTACGTTGTAAGTCTTGGCAACGGGAGTCAAAGTGACAATCGCCACGACATTCACCGTAACCGGTGTCGTTACCGGGAACCCCGAGCCGGAGCCGCCGCCGCCGACCTGGGTCTGAGCGGATAGTCGGCTGGCCGACAAGAGCAAAAGAAAGAGAATCAGTAGTTTATGTTTCATGCAATTAATCGGCATGGCAGCTCACCCTGTAAATGTCATTTGCTGTTGGTGCGGTCGCTACAGCAACGTCGCTGAAATTCTGAAGGATTGCCGTCGTTGTAGAGCCGCCAGTTTGCTTTTGCAGGAACACGCTGGTTGAATTGGTCGTGATGTCTGTGACGAAACAATTCCAGCCGGCCGAGGCCGTTGGAAGTGTGACGGTGCAGCCAGCCGCTGTCGGAGCCGTGCCTGTGTTTATCCAAAAAGCGCCGGTGCCATTATTGTTCGAGATGCTCGCAGCCGACCCTCCGCATCCACCTGCCGCAATCGTCGGGGCGGCATTGGAAATTAGAAGAGTTTGCGTGCCGTTCGCGTTGTTGATGTAAAGTTGAGCGAGGCTGTCTCTTCCCGTCGTTCCCGACTTCGTTTCCGTGACGCGGGTGGTAAAGGTGTTGACGAGCGATGCAAGAGTTGGGAAAGCCGTGGTAGCTGTGTTGATGATGTCTACGCGCCCATAAGAACCAATATTGAACGGCAAGCTGGAGTATGTGCGCCCGCCACTTCCGGCAGCAAATGTAAATCCCATCATCGAGCCGTGGCCGAAGCTGAAGAAAGATTGTGCCGTCGAGCCGCCCGACGTATCGTCCAAAATATCCCCGCCAGTTAGAAATACCTGCGAGGAAAGGCTTCCGCTGCAAACATACTGAACGTTTGCTGTCCCGTTGTTTTCATAGTGGACACCTGTAGAATTCAGGATTGCCAGGCTAGTGCCGGAACCAAGGTTGATGCCGCAGACCGTGTTCGCGTCAACTGACCCACCAATGATGGTAAGTGATCCGCCCAAGCCGTTATCGTTGAACTTGACGCCAGTCCCGTTGACAATAAGATTGGAATCTTGGATTGTATCGTTTTCACTGCCTGCGCTGGTTATCAGGCTGTAGTTAATCCCGACATTTCCGTGGGAAATACTGTCATGGAACCACAGGATACCCCATCCAAGACCGCTGTTGTCTGCTTTTACAAAGTTGTTCCCGAAGCCCATGACCGTGACGTTGGAATAAAGACCCTTGCGCGTGCCAGCATTGTTGCGTCCAATGTAGAATCCCGTCGCTAAACTGCCAGAGCCGCCATTCGTGAACGTGGTTCCATTGATTAGCGCCAAGTCTCGAATGCCAGCCCCAGTCGGGAACTCGCCGCCTGTTGTTGGCGTCCAATCGAGTTCGAACGCGCTGGTTGCCGTTGTCGGCGTGTAGTCGATGCAGGAGCCGGTTACGACGTTTGCGCTGCTGACCATAGGCGGAACCGTGCCTTGAACGATGGCAGCTTTACCAGCGACGTTGAGGTTGGCTGTGGAAGTTGCGACCCAGCAAGCTCCTGTGCTTTGCGGGTCTACCAAGATCGTCGCAAAAGTCGTAGAGGAAGCGGCATAAGCATTCCCAATCTGAGCGAGTATATCCGCCCCTGGGAACCAGACAGCATGGAGCGGATTCGCCAAGCCTCCCAGTGCAAGCGTACCAGTCCCAAAGAATATCTGTACTGGCGGAGCGATAATTGGTCCATTAACGGTCAGCGTGAATCCTGTAGTTGTGATTCCGCCATTGCCCTGAAATCCCAGGGTGACGCCAGAGGGAACAACCGCGCTCGCGGCAAGCGCATAGTTGATAGAAACGAGGATGCAACCAGGATTTGATACCGCAGCGATGGCTTGCGGCAAGGTCTGCAAGGCATTCACGCCCTGACAGCCATTCAATTGTGCGAACGTCTCTGTCCCGCTGTGGGTGTAATTCCCCGTGGCTGTTCCAGGTCCCACAAGGTTCGTGGCATTCGTCGCTGCCGTTGACGTTGTCGCGCTTGTAGCCGTCGCTGCATTCCCCGCGAAGGTGCTTGAGGCATTCGAAAACGTGACAACGCCAGTCTCGGTATGCGTCCCGCTGAATGTTCCAGCTATGAAACCAGGTCCTTGAAGATTCGTTGACGATGTGACCACGCTTCCAGGAAGAGGAGCCGATACCGCCTGTAATGCTGCGGTGATATTCTGTGTGGCCCCAGTGATGGTCAGTACTGCATTGAAACAGACCGGAGGAGTGCCGGAGGAACAGATGGAAAACTTCCAAGCACTTGCCGTCGCTCCGGTATGGCCATCACTTACAACTAGATTGTCCGCGAGAACGGCAGTGAAATTCGCAAAACTATCACACGAGGCTATCGGAACCGAGGTCTGGAATGTCGAACCACTGAGTAGAGGAACCTGAGTGGCGGTCGGGCTTGGAACAAAGTCTATGTTCCCTCGGCAACTGACGTACAAGTTCGAAGATGGATCTTTCACGGTTGCTGAAACGGTCGTGAATTGAGCCCGAGCAACCTGTCCCAACGCAAGGAACGCCAGTATCCCTAGAAGCCATCGACGCATAGAGTCACCTACTCGTTGTCACGACCTGCTTGCAGTTGCCCGTCGCGGACGCGCTTTCCGCCGGGTTTCATGTTTGACTCGTTGAAAATGTCGATCAGAGGAAACTTTTCGTTATAGGGCAATTCCTCAGCGCCAGCAGTATTGCCTGTATACATTTCCGGGTCAGTCTCGGTGTCCATCGTCTCTCCCAGCCTGCGTTCAAAGTTGCTGGCCCGCGCCGTTGCTTCTTCTTTGGACTTCAAATTGTGCGGCATGATGTTCTCCTTTAGTGATGAAAGAATCTCCATTCTGCGAGCACGGCAAGAATGCCAGCTAGCAGAACGACCTTCGTGATCTGAATAAACCGCTCAAACGTTCTATCGCTCACCGTCCGCCCTTACGACGTCCTTTACGTTTCGAGTGGCGCTTCGATTTCTTGCCACCTTTACGGCCTTTGTGAATCCGGCCCTGAACCTCTTTTGCGCCCTCTTCTAGTGCTTCGCCGTAGTCCTCAGATGGGTTCATGGTTCCTCCATTCTACAAGCCTGCTAACATCTCCCGAAAATCTGCTATCTGTCGAGCAATGATGCCGCCCGGGTCACCTTTTGCGGCTTTCTGCTTCTCGGCGTTGGCGATGGACTCTCGCAAAACTTCCCGTTGCATCGCCTTATCCGACGCCGACCGTCTCTCTACCCCTGCCGGTCCACCAGACTTGCTAGACGGTGAACGGCGCTCCGGGACGGGCTTGTCCTTCGATAGCCAGTCAATCACGCCTTCGTTGCTCAGTCCCCTTGCGAGTAATCGCTTGATGACCGGAATAGATCCTGCCGCCGCCGCTGTACCGAACTTCCCTCTGAACACTTCCTCAATAGCCGCCGACATTGCCGCGATGTCCCACATGGACAGATTACTCAAACTCTCGGCCTTCTGCCCTATTTTTTCTTTCCTGAACTCTTCCGCGCTAAACGGTTTCGTCTCCGGCCGCTCCGGGTCCTTCCCGCGAGCCTTGAAGGGTTCGATCTCTGGCGGTTTCGGCGGATTGATTTTGGCCTTGGTGATCGGGGCTGGATATTCCGGCCTTGCCACTTCAGGAACACCCTTCGTCTTGGGAAGTGCGGAAATTCTTTCGCCTGTTTTGCGGAGTTTTGCGGCTAGCGCAGGATCGGCTCCGAACGCTCTCTTGCGCGCGATGACCGGAATAGCCTTTTCTCCACGTGCGCCCTCGAGAATCTTGGCAACCTCGCGGTAGACGGGAATCCCTCTCTTAGCCGCCATCGGCTGTCGAAGCAGTTTCCTGATAGCGGGAAGCGGAGACCCTGAAGCGGTGTCCCGCCAAGTGTCCATGTAATCGTTATAGTCGCCTTTCAGTTCAGAATAGGCTTTCACGGCTGTTTTCCCATGACCCTTGCCGATGGAGTCCGTTACGCTGCCTACTGCGGCATCCCGGACGTGTTTCAGGGCATCCCTGACATCGCCCGCCGCTCCAGAGTCATAGAGCTTCTCGTTCAACTCCGTCACATACCCGTTCAACTGATCGGCAGTAATCTTTTGGCCAGGTAGAGGCTTCAAATCGCCTTCGGGAGTCTCGATAAAGTCCTTCAATTTCCCAAGAATGTCGTTGAACTGCTTGATGCTTTCCGCTGAACCCTTCAGGATATTCTTCCTTGCGTTCACTACAGCCTCGCCAACCGAAGAAAGATCGGCTTCCAGCGTTCCGTTCGGAAATTCCTTCGATACCCCGAGAATCTTCTTGCGAAAGTCCTCGTAGCGGGCATCGAGAGATAGTTTCTCTGTCTTTTCGGCTTTGTCGAGATTCTCTGCGGTGCTTTCCGCGTGGCGGTCTCTCAAATCTTCGTAACTGCGGCGCGCGGTCTCCGTTTTTGACTGCGCGACTCTCTCTTTAGCGGCCGCGGCCGTATCTTCCGCGAATTTCTTCTTGGCTGCATCGGTTTCAGCCTTGCGCTTCACTTCGGCGGCTTCATATTCGCCGCGCGCCCGGGCTTTCTCTTGTTCCTGTAGTTCCTTGTGCTCTTTGAGGGTTTGTGTGTCCCGTTTTTCCTTCTCGGCCTTCTGTTCCGCTACTTCGGCTTCGCGCTCCGCCTTGGACTTCCCGAACTTCTGCAACTTCTCCGCTGTTTCGCTTTCTGCAGCCGTGCGCGCGCGATCTACGGACTTCTCACCGATACCGAGTAATTCCTGAGAGCCAGTTTTTGCTCCCTCTTTCACGGATGGCCCGACAGCATGAGCGACTGGCGCAAGCCCCATAATTCCTTGTCCCAATGCACTCAAGCGGCGCTCAAACTCATCAAGACGGCCTTCGCCCTTCTTCTTCGTGGCTGCTTCCTTGATGCCCGATGCTCCAAATGCTGCTCCTGCGCCTGTCTCAGCGGCTCCCACGGCTGTTTTCAACAACTTCGGAGCGGTTGCGGACTCACGTAAGGCTTGGAGTTTAGAGGCCAGCCCGAGAGTAGCAACCCCGATAGGAGACAGAGTTCTGCGGCCAGCCTCTTCGACCGCTCCCATGATGTCGAAAGGCAAGTTCGCTCCCTGTACGACGGCCTTCAGGACGGCATCTGGGGTGCCTTCCGGAGCGTTCTTGGCGATCCAGTCGTCCATCTGATGATTGATGCCCTGAAGGGGTTTGTTGACGTCCTTGCCGATAGGCTTGTTGGCGGCTTCCCACAGTGTCGGGCCAGCGCCTTGTGTTCCACGTGGAACGTCCCCAGACTTCGCCGCCTCCGCCGCAGTATTCACTGGAACAGCCCCTCTTTTGATGGCCGTAGCGAGATCCGACTTCAGGATGGGAATGACCTTCCCTCCCGGGGTGCGGACATTGACCGTCTCTTGAGCTTCCTGAGCCATCAGTGCTTAACCTTCACGGCTAGATCATCGAGATTATCGGCCTTGATGTAAATGGGCATTTCCTTGTCGGGCATGTCCGACTGCCATGCGGCACGCGCCGTCTCCGCCGATGCCAGCCAGGAATCTCGAATCACGTTAATTAAGTCCTGTCTCTGATCGTCCGGCAAAGTGCCTTCCGTGGCTCCTTTGTACCATCGCTGGAATCGGTCCCCGAAACTGCCCGCTTTCAATTCGCGCTCGAGCTCAGTATTCGTCATGCGGCCGGCGCCTTCGACCTGCGACCGCACAGCCGAAAAGACGATAGCGAGGTCCGTCTTGGGAGTGTGAAACTCCGAGTTCTTCATGGAAGCGAGCCAGTTCTTATAGCCCGCCTGGGCGCTCTTTAGGGCGTTCTGTAGGGGAGGAGTGTACTTCGGAGCCGTTTGCCCGATAACGTCGCTCTTGGGTGCTCCTGTGCCTCCCTGTGCCGTTCCTGTGGGCTTTACCATCGTTTTTGGAAGCGGTTTATGCTCTTTCGGAGCAATCTCTTCCCACTGTTTCGCGGCTTTCTCGCTCTGGCGAATTTCCCCGGGTGTCACAGCCCTGACCGTGGGCATTCGTACTGCATGTACATTGCCTTCTGTATCTGTAATGTAATGAAAGGCTTCCCGTTCAGGTACGAGCGGACCCCACGCCACGACTTCCGCCGTCTCTGGGTCAAGGTAGGCCGTCCGCAAGTGCCCTGATGGATCGTAGGTCTTGTCCACCTTCGGAGCGCGTCCAGCCGGTCCCTTGGGAGGGGCAATCTTGTACCAACGCTGCATTTCCTCTTCCGTCAGTTTCCGGCCAAGATGTTTTTCAGCGTCCTCGATTGTTTCTCCTGTTTGCGGAGGAGTCCCTAGAATCAGAGCCTCTTTCTGCTGTGGGGTAAGCGGCTTGCCAAGAACCTTTTCGTAACCGGCGAGTCTGCGGCTGAGAGCATCCTCTTCGGTATCGGGCTGTAACTTCAGTCTCCGCAAACGTTCCTGGGTGTCAGCGATATTGACGGTCTCGCTCTGCATCTTGAACGAGTCCATAAGGGCCTTCAGCTTTGCGGCCTGAGCATCGAGTTTCCCTTGCGCAACCTGCCCGCCCGCTTCGCCTATGCCCTGTAACGCGCCAGTGAGTCCCGCGAGGCCCATCAGTCAAGCCCTCCCCCTGTACCCGCTCCCGCACTGGTATCAGGAACAATCCCGGGAGTCATCGGCACTTGGGACGCAATGATCTGCTGAATGAGAGACGCGGTGTCATCCCCGCCAGGCACGCTTTTTGGAACCTGATTCGGGGTGTTCGTTCCTTGCATCAAGAGTTGCAGGAGCGGAGAGATATTGCTTGGTCCTCCCATCCCTTGCAGAATCGCCGTGGCATACTCGATCGGCAATCCGAGTTGCTTCATAATCAACTGCAAAGCCTGCTGCTGCTCCTGTAGTTTATAGGGAGCGAGCGCCTGACTTTCCTCCGCCGCGAAGATGCCGGGAGCCTGAGACAACCCTCTCGTTCCAAGGTCCGCTTGTACGAGATTTCCAACGTTCTGCAGTAAATCCGTTCCAAGCGGCTGTTCCGCCTTCGTCACCATACCGGAGAGTTGTTCCGGAGTGAGATTCGCAAACTTCTTCTCGGCGGATTGTAAATTACCCACTTCTTTGCCGCGCTGGATGGAGTTGAGCACGTTTCCGACGAGCCCAGCTCCGGCGGTGATTCCACCGATAGCGGGAGCGGCTGTCTTGAAAATGTCTCCGATACTTCCGGCTATTCCAGGCATAGAGTCTCCTACGCAAACGCTCCACCGGGAGTCAGCCCCGGACTGTTTGGAGTCCCGCCAGTATTCATCTTCGAAATCAAATCCTGTACGGATGATCCGATACCGGGCGTTCCTGCTTGCCCTGAAAGCAGCGTCGAGAGTTGCAAGAGAGCCTCCGGCGACAGAGAGCCTCCGGTTTGCGCCTGAAGGCCCGGTAACTGCTGCGAGAGTGCCGCTTCCTGAGTCTTTCTGGTATTCGCCGCGGTTGCATCCGTCTGCGCTTGTGTGGGCGGTACAGGCTTTGGCGTACCCGGAGCATTCTCCATCGAATAGATGGACGTGCCCACGCCAGCCCCGGCGATCAGCAAAGGAAGCAGAGCGAGGGCTTGCGGCATTATAGTCGCCCCGCGCAGGCTACTTGAGTACCAGGAAGTTGCACGCCGCCCGAAGCAAGCACGATGTCAATGAGTGACTTTTCGTTCTGGCGATTCGGGTCGGCCCACACCATATATCCGTTGTAGCCTCTGGCCTTGATGTCCAGCGTGGCTTTGAGGAGCAAGGCCCTTACATCGAGCGGATGCGCGTCAGGTGTCGCCACAATCCGTAGCAGAATCACGACGATGTGCGCTGGACAGGCAATGAGCGAAGCGACGATACGCCCATCTCTCTCGACAACCCAGATCCAAGCGGGGTCTGTACACTTCCCGCTTTCGAATCCGGTCCTGAGTTGCTCCGGTAAATCTTCTCCGATTTTGTAGTTTCTGACTTCCATATTATGAAATCAGGGCCGCGGCACCGACCTCCTTTGGTGTGCAATGGAAACTGAAACGGTTCAGTTCCAACTGACCGCTCCCGCTGATTATCGCAGAGAAGCGCAAGCCGTCGCGCATGAACGAACAAAATACCTCAAAGTCGCCGGACAACGGAATGTTGTAAGACTGACTCGGCTTGTTCGTCCCATTTACGACCGGAACGACAGTAATCTTTCCGCTGGAGTTCGTCGCAATCCCGCGAATCGCCACTCTCCGGCAATTCATCTTCTGATCGGCGGTCTGCGATACCGCTTCCGGAAGTTTGACGCTCCAATTCACAGCGGAAGGGTTTCTCGCTCCTGTTGCTCCGAAATCCCACACCTGGTCCCCGGCCTGCCAGCGAGATAGAAGCCCATCCGAGAACCCTCCCAAGATCGTGACGGGATTCGCCGTAACGGTCCTGAACTGCGCCCCGGTCGAAATCGGAAATGGCAAATCGACAGGAGCGGCCCAAGCCTTTAGCACCAAGTCGTAGCACAGGATTCGTGTCAACTGGCCTTGCGAATTTCCGATAGGGATGGCATTGCAGAACATCGGAGGATTAGCGGTCTGGAATCCCCACATGGCCGCCTGAAAGTTCGAATCGAGAACCACGATGTCGCTTTCTGAAAAGTCCGCAGTCCCAAAAAGGAATGGCCGTATATCTTCGCTGATAATCCGGTCTTCTACTCCATCAAACATGGCAAATCCCAAGTGAGCGAAGCGCGCGATACCAAAGCCGGGAACGAACTGAATGCTGCGCGGAGAGAGGCAGCCCATGTCCGACTTGATTCTCTGAATCGTCAGGTTCGGAGATCCGAAGACTCCGACAATCTGATAACTCGAATAGTTCTTGAACGCCACAAGGCTTCCTTCCGGAGGAATGCCTTGAGCGGTGATGGTGAAGGAAGCCAGCCCCATTCCTTCCGTGCCGTCATCCTTGTCGAGAAACGCTTGGTTGATGGGATTCCATGAACCGGGATTGTTCACATCGCTCATACGGAGAGAGCATGGCCCGTCGAGTCCTGACGCGGTATTCGTCGCTGAAGTATTGAACAGCCATAAAGAACCCGCATAGACGGTGGCGTGCGCGGCGCCGGGAGGCGCGGGAGCGGCCGTATTGATGGGACCGGCATTCCGCCACAGGATCGAGCCATCGCCTACCTGCTGGCCTACTCCTGCCGGAAAGGTCGGCTGTATGCTCCCTGATACTCCGCCCTGGATCGCCACGTAGTAAAACCCGTTCGAGACGGTCGGAACGGTTACGGCATTGACGTTGTACTCGATGCTCGCCGCCCATGCAGGGAAGGCGGGAACGAAAGAGTTGGTGATCGGAACCGTCGTCGTCGTGGAAGTCCCGCCGGCGGAGGCCGCTTGCCCGATAGCCGCGCGATTGAAAACCTTGTAGTGCGTGGCGTCCACCACGACAATCGTTGTAAATACTCCGTTATAGAGAGCGTTCGCCACTCCCGCGATGACCACGTTGGCTCCGGACTGCGCTGCCACTAATCCATGAGGAACCGAAGTCGTCACCGTCACAACTCCGAAAGCATCCACCGAGATAGCGGAGATGGCCGCAATCGTCGCCGGATTCGTAAGCGTTCCGGTCGAATCCGAAAACAGTTGCGGAGGGAAGCCGTTGCCAAGAGCCAGAACCACGCGATTCGTGAACTCAACCATCATCGGAATGGTCGAAACGTTTCCGGGGATACCGCCCGCCGGCGTTGGAGAAGAACCTCCGCCGGATCCACCGCCCGAGCCTCCTCCGCCTGTGCCACCACCGCCGCCGGATCCACCACCACCACCGCCTTCATAGATCAGCGGGTCGGCGGGAAACAGCGCAACGATATTCGAATTGTTGTAAGAGACTGGCAACGGTGCCGGATTCCCCGCAATAACAGGCATCTGAAACAGGGCCGTTTGCTGTGTAGTGTCCGCTACTGGAGGATTCACTCCGGCGCTAAAGGTGCCTCCTGTCGTTGTCGAGCCGGTGATAAGTCCGACAATTTGCGCTCCGGAATGGCTAGCGCTGAACTGCGTACTCGAGATAATTCCGCCGATGGTCCATGCTGTATTGAACAGCGCATTCGTTCCCGCAACATAGTTAAAGATCAATCCAAGGCTCAAGCCAACGGTCGAAGGAACGGTAAACGTCGCGTTGTAGATGAACAAGCCCCCGAACTGAGGGACTCCGGTAATTCTTGCCGAAGTGACGTTATAGACCGCTCCGGCAGTATCGGTCCCTGTATCTACAAATTGAACTGTGAGCGAGCCAGGAACAGCCTGAGCCACTGGTATATCCGTGCCAATCATCAGGATTTCAGTATTTGTCACCGTGCCGCGGTAGACGCGGTATCCGGTAGCATTCGGAACCACGTTCCAGTTCAGCGTGTTTTTGTTGTTGAGAGGTGTGACTTGGCTTACTTCGTTCGAGACGGTCGTTTCTCCGCCCGCGCCGTCAATCGCCGTGACTTTATAGAAGTACGTCGCGGCAGGAAGCGTCCCGCCAGCCGCCGTCACAATGCTCAGATTTAGCGGAGCGCCAAGCGGAATATCGAGCGCCTTCATCAACGACAAGTAGTAGCGTGCGGCTCCTGTTGGAGAGAACAGGAAATTGCACATATCTCTCCCGCGTCCCGCTTGCACCTGTCCATTGAACGCATGAACGAGTTGCGAGCCGTCGCAGACATCCAGAGCTCCGCGCTTGTTGAGCAACAAATTCGATCCTCGAGGAAAAGTTCCTGGCGGCTGTGTCGCATAGTCGGTGCACGCATTCATCCCCTTGAGCATCGGCTTGGTTGGAAGCGGTTTGTAAGTCGCGCTCATTAAACTAAATGCCTCATCACAAAAAGAAAAAATAGCAAGGCCGGGATGACGAACCCGCCCCCCTGGCCCGAGCCCCAAGTCTCCAACTCATTCGGAGACTGCCAGCCACCAGTAACTTGTTTCGGCCCCACGACAATGCGGTTGGTCCTGTACCAATCGCTCAGTTTCTTGATGAAGTCATCTTCGAGTTTCGAATAATCGCCTACGTTCTGCTCCGCGAGTTTCGCTCTGCCGAGGCCGTATTTGAAAAGCAGAGAACCCCATCCAACGGGAATCGGAAGCGTAACGAGTGAATCCCCGGGCTTGAATACCGGAGCGTACATCCGCCAGCCCTGCCAGAACAGATTCAGTTCGTTGACCGCTACCCCTGCTGCAGCAACCGCAACCGTGGTGCCTGAGAGTCCTCTCACTAAGTTCTTCAGCGTGTTTCCGACGATGCTCGAATAGGAAACGATTTCATTCCCGATCTGCGCGAAGCCGTTGGTCAAGAGAAACCCCGCCGTGGATGTTAGGACCGCCTGTGTATCGGTAAGAGCCAGCGGAGCCGCAAGTGTCGTCTGCGCCGCTGTTCTTGCAGGCTGCGGCCACACTTCAAACATCATGCGGTCGGTAAATAGTGAAAGGGCTACAGAAGAAAGGACCGAAGCGGTAATGGCGTTCCTTCTGAAATAGTTACCCGCGTCGTCCATGTCGAGCGGATACCCGTCGTACCAACAGGAAGAGATGCGTTTCCATTCACCGGGAATGATGTACTGCGGCTGGCCGGAGATGGAGCCTATACCGGAATAGTCGAGGAGTCCTCCGCATACTTGCGAGGCGAGCTCGAGGCCGCGGTTAATCCAGCGAAACAAGGATGCGGCATTGATGGCGTCTCCGTCCATGTCGGGTAAGTAGGCGGAATTCCTTCCGGGAGGAACTCCTGCAGCACCCGGAGCGGAGATGGTAAAGGGCAGAACGGAAGATTCGACAAATTGCTGTTCGCTCCCCGCTGCACCCCCGGCAAGTGTGAAGTACACGCGGATGACGGAAGCACTCGGAGGCAAGGCAGCGGGCACCGTCACCTGAATGCCTTGATTCGCTCCCACCGGGCCAACGGCGGCACTTTCAGTACCAGGCAGCGTCTCTCCCCACGGAGTCCTAAACGTGTAGTTCAGGAAGTAGTTTCCAGCGGGAAGCGTTGAGCCGACAGCGGCCACTACCCCGGCCACAAGTTGAGCGACAGGCGTAGGCAAGACCTGGGGCTGGTCCGAAATACTTTCGCGGACGTCCTGAATCAGATCACCGACTAGCAATTTTTGCTCCTAAAATACTAAGGGGCTGAGGGTTTTACGCCCCAGCCCCCGAGGAGAGGTACTGCCGGATGAAAACTCGTTCTACGGTTCGGCCGCGATTTCGAAGTCGCCGCTTGCCGTGCCGCCCGCGCCAGTTGTGGTGACAAGATAGTTGAAGAACGTGGCGCCAAAGTTCAGAAGCGTTCCGGTCGCGCCGCCGCCAGCCACCGACGTATCGAAGAGGAACTCGCCCATGCAATCAACCCATGCCGTCGCGGTAATGGCAATGGCCGCCGGGGGAGCAAACTCATCAACGGTGACCGTGTTCGTTCCGTCCGATGCGTTTAGCTGTATCGAAGCGAACGAAATGGCAACGGTCTGGTTGTAAATCTTCGCTCGCCAGTAGCCGCGCGTCACCGCCGGAGAAATGCTTCCAGCAAGAGGCACGCGCACGGTCTGCGGGGCCGCCGTCAAGATGACAACGTTCGGAACCTGAATCAGTTCGCAGCCCTGCCCGGTGTATGTTGCAACTGAATTTACGATACTCATTGCGTTTCTCCCTTAGAGCAGGTTGACTACTTTTCCGCCCATTCTTGGCGAAAGATCTGCAAGGTTCCACGTAAGGTAGATGTTGGAGACCAGTACTCTTTGGTTGCTGGGTTTTATCCAAGGATCGACCACAAAGTAATCCGCCTCATGAAACACCGGGAACATGTACTTGCTGTTTATCACGTACGCCACGTTCGGCAGGCAGTTGCGGTCTGCAAGCACCACGCAGTTGTTGAACAGGAAGTGATAGCGGAAGCCCTGTTGCAAGGCTTCTTTGTCCTGGATGTTTTCGGTGAAACGAGTCGTCGCCTGAAACGCGCCCTTGAATCCGGCATAGCGCGTGTTGTCCATAATCATCAGGTCCGGTTCGTCATACCCGAATACCGTGGACCAGTACAGAGCATCGGCATTGGCGATCGTGAGCGCGGTGCCGCCGCCCGCTACGTTCGCCTGCGGCTTCCAGAACGCATTCGCCGCTACGGAGCGGTCGATACCAGCGACCACGTTCGTCGTCAGCCCGATCCAGGAATCAATCGAGTCGATGTCCAGAGCCGTATTCTGCGGAGCGACGCCCCACAGAGAACGCGCCAACTTCTGCATGAACGAACCGGCCGCCGTCTGGAACTTCTGGCGCACGATGTCCACGCCCGCGTAGCCGCCGCGTCCAAGAATGATGTCGGTATAGGGAAGCACTACCGCTTCGTAGTAGAACTTCCACTGCTGCTCGGCGGGCTGCACCACGTCTTGCAGCGCGGTATTCAGCAATTGCGCGCCGTAGTACGCGCCACCAGTCGTCTCTTCCTGGAAGAACTCCGGATAGACGAGTGCTCCGCCTGCCATCTTCTTGCCGCGACGGACAAGAGCCCACATTGCGGGGCATGGTAATAGTACTTGATCGCCAAGAACAGGGGCGATATACTTTTGGACTAACGCTTGACGATATTGTTACTCTGCTTATACGAAGCAGGGAACGGTCATTTCTGCCGCTCTCTTCCGGTTACTATTCCCGGAAGACCAGACTATCGCACCATCCGCAAGGGATGTTCTCTCGCTTAGTCGTTCACGGTGGCAAACTTCTGCCTTCCGCCCTGTTTGCGTTTCAGCATCCAAGTCGATCAGAGAGAATTTTTCACCCCAACATTGCTGTTGAGGGCCGCCCAAGACTAGTTGACGGTGTTCACCAACTGGGCTGGAGGTGTTGCTATACCTGTGCCCGTTACGCTTGCCATGTTGACATCCTTTCAACAACTGGTGTAAACTACCATTCAACAAATGCCGTACAAAGACCCAAACTCTCCTCAAGCAATCGAAAGCCGTAGAAAGCGTGCGGCTCGCTACTACGAGAGGCACAGAGAAAAAGCCATCGAAGCCACGCTGCGAAGCAGAAGGAAAGACTCTTCCGCCTATCAGCGCGCACAAGACAAGTTCAAGGAAGCGCATCCCGATTACTTCGAGAAGAAGAGCGCTGAGTACTACGAGACCCACAAAGAGGAGAGGAAATACTTTCGAAAAAAGCGCTACCACGAAGATCCAGAATCTCAGCGAACTTACGCCCGCGAATATTACGCCGAAAACAGGGAGGAACTCTTGGCAAAACAAAAGACCAACCAAAACCGAAAGGAATACTATCGCAGGTATTACCGAGAGTTGAAGGAACGAGTGATTGCCGCCTATGGCGGAAAGTGCGAGTGCTGCTCGGATTCGCACTTTGAATTCTTGACCATTGACCACATTGACGGCGGTGGGACCAAGGACCGGGCCAAGAACGCCGGAGCGGGATTCTACGCCCGCTTGGAAAAGCAAGGATTTCCCAAAGGGCCGTACCGCTTGCTCTGTATGAACTGCAACTTCGCTATTGGTAAGTACGGTCATTGTCCTCATCAAACCTTGGGTGCCGGCACCGCAAAATAATCCTTAGCCGCCTCCGCTATATCGCTGGCAATCCCGTTGTCGTTGATACCGTGGCCCACTAAAATCTTCGCCACGATCTCCCCGAACGACGGCTGAACCTTCTTCGGCGTTCTCTCCTCGACCTGCTTGGTGTCGAAGTACAGGTCGGGGAAACGTTCTTGGAGCGATTCGCTCAAGCCTTCACCGGAGTTGCTGGCGGTACTACCGGCGGAGGAACGGCACGCTGCTTCACCGTTTCGACTCCCAGGAATTCAGTTATGGAACCGGTCAAGTCTCCGATGAGGCCGCGGTCGGTTGTGCCGTGCGACTGGCACACCGCATGAATGACGTCGCCAAGTGTCGGAGGAACAGTCTTCGGGACAAAGACATCCTCGATCTTGCCCTTGGTGTTCACGGTTTCGAAGTCGTTGTAGAGACGGGGGAAGCGTGCTTCAAGCGGTTGCGCCAAACGTTCCTCTGGAACTGCCACGGCAGGAACGGGAGTGGCGATCTTACTCGCCGGCGGAGGAGCCGGGGGAGCTTTCGGAGGAGTAGGTGTCATTTCAGTTTACTCCTTCATTGAGAGCCACGATTTCTGGATCGTTAGCGACAAGTTCCGAGGTGAGGTCTTTCAAGTCCTTGATGGGCGCGTCTTTGGCAGCGGCGCGGATGTGCGTTGCGCCAGGCTTCGGGATCGCCGCTGCCCTTGCGGTCTTTTCCCATTCCTTGCGGGCAGTGGCGATGGCTTCATCCACCGCCGCTTTCATGCGGTCGGGCTCGCTTGTGCGGTACAGGTAGTTCTCGAGCGTTGGGAGCCCCATCGCATCAAGTTCCTTCGCGGCCAAAACTTCCGTGACCACTTCCTCGAATTTCTTGTCCTTGGGCTTAACCTTGGCCTCTGCCCACTGGCGCCGCATCCGTTCGAGCGCGTAGATGGCCTGAGACTGATCCAAGGATTTCTTGAGGTTCGCGGCATTCTCGTTGGCGATATTCGCGGCCTTCTCAACCGCTTCGATGACGGGAACTAATTCCTCGTAGAGAGGGTTCTTCCGCCAGTCGGTGCCCTTCGGTTCTTCCTTCTTGGTGTTCTTCTCGATTTCCTTGGCTGCCGCCTGAAGCGAAGCGAGGATACCTTCTGCTTCCTTTGCAACGCGCTCGGCCTCTTCGCGCTTGGCTTTCAGTGCCGCCTCTTCCGACTGCTTGCCCTTTTTGAACATGCGAACGTCGCCAAGTCGAAACTCGGTGCCATCCGGCATCTTGAACTGAAGGTCATCTGCTGAGGCTGCATCTTCGATCAATTCGGCTAAAGTTTTTCCCATCAGTCTCTCTCCTCAATTAACCCATTCCGGGTGATGCCATCTTGCCTAACTCTGGAGCTCCGCTGCTTCCCCCGGGCGGCTGCGAACTGGGTACTCCTGACATCTTGATTGGACCGCCTACGGCTTGGAGCGTGGCGTTGGCCTGCTGCAGTTCCTTGATGGCCGCGTCGAGTCCCTTGAATGTGGACATGAGAGCTCGAGAAGCCGCTGGCGCGCGGAAGGCCAAGGTGGGAAGCATCTCCGCGATTTGCTTCTTGAGTTGGTTCACCATCTTCAGAGCGTATTCGGGATCCGCGCTCTGCAATTCCCGCGAGGCTGGCCCTACCGACTCTTCCGCTCCGGGTGCACCTGTAGCCTGCCCTGGCGCTCCTGCCCCGCCAGCGCGGGCCTTGAGCATCTGGAGAATTGCTTGCGGATTGATTCCGGCTGCCATTCAATTGCTTATCCCTTCGGCGGTGCGCCCTTGCGGGTCGTGCCCTTGAAGATTCCGTGCGTGAGTCCCATCGGGTCCGGAGGATCAATCGCTGACGGCACGTTGGCCGTGTCCGGGTCGTTCGATGTGCGGTTGCCCTCTTCGTTGATGGGAGTAATCAGTTCGTCGAATCCGCCACTCTTCATTTTGTCCGGCATGTTCTCCTCTTTCTCGGTAGTGGGGAAGGTTTTTGCCCTTCCCCGTACCGCCAGAAACGTTTGGTTCCTTGCGCCGTTCCTAACTACTTCCGGCGCCCGCCGCGGCGGTGCTTCCGACCTTTGCGTGCCATATGCGCTCCTTTCCTCGTAACGGTTACGCCAGTTGCCCGGCGGATCGCAAATAACCGCTACGAAACAAACTCAAAATCTTCCTCTTCCACTTCTCAGCCTTGACCTGCTTTTCGACCTTCCGCGAACACGCGCTGGAGGTCTATGCCCGTGGTAGCCTCTGGGCATCTCAGTACCTTCCGCCGCGCCTTCGCCCGCGCCGCGTCGAAGTCTCGTGGTCCTTGCGGCCCTTCACGCCAGTCTTTCCCATTCGACGGTTTCTCACGAGTTTGCTCCTTCAACAAGTTCTTGCGGAAATGGATTGCGCGCGTCGCCGCATCGCTGGATACAGGCTTTCGCCATGCGACCGAGATAGGCGAGAAAATCTTCTTCCTTCGGGAATTTCTCTCTCACGGATTTGTGAACGTGAAACGGAACGGAAGGCACTTCATCGACGGCGATTTGCGCGAGGATATATTCCCCGTGGTTAAACGTGTCCAATTCAATGATTCCGAATTTCTCCACGAATGGGAGTGTGGGAGCGTAAGTTCTTTACTGTCAATGAGAGAGGTTCCGCGATTCAAAAAGTTTTTAGGTGATATCGCCGCAATCAGTCGCTATCCACCAGCGTTTCCGACTGTCTTGATAGACAGGAATACCCGACTCAGCGAATCGTCCTGACGCGCACCACTTCCTGATTTGCCTTTCGGTTCTCCCGTATAGTTTCGCGGCAAACGTGGTAGACCGCCAGTGAACCGGGGTAGCGGCATGAGGAAGAAGCGTGGTATGAGTCTCCTCATTCATCGAGGTAGGTCTCCAAAAATAGAAGAGTAGAAATGAAAGCATGGGTGAAATGATGACTCTCGCCGTAACCGAGTTGGCAGCGACACAGTTTCAAAGCGTGCTCATACCAGTGCGAAATTAACCACGCAGCCGCATACTTACGACCATCACCGAACCGATGGAAGTCCGGATTGTATCCTTTGAATGCATGTACCTCTCCCTCTTTTTCTGGATTCATCAACTCGGCATGGAAGGTTAGAAACGCATGGCGCGTTCCCTGCATTACCATCGGGTCGAAGATAGAATTCGCCCCCTCTGAGTGGTCCAGAAATTTACATCCCGCAAACTCATATTCTGTCACCGACGGCATTGGATTGCCGATTGGACAGGGCGGAAGATAGTTCATTTCAAGAGACATCACTTCTTCACTCCCTTTGCGATAGCAGCTAATTTCAATTCCGCGTCGAGAGCCTCGCTTATTTCCTCGTAGTCGGGAACGTCCAGCCAGGCTAATGCGTGCTTGGTGTCGATCATCTGATTTTTCTTCAATTCAATCACCATCGCTCGTAGGGCAGACTGAGAAAGCGGCCGCACCGATCCTTCCGGCACATTCACTTCGTAATTTTCCGACGCGCTATCCGGCTGCCACTTCGCTACCTTGTCTCCATCGCGGAATATCCGTTCGTCCGTGAACGACTTGCTCATCGTGTAGAAAAGAAGTTCAACGGCTTTCTGTACGGAGTACGCAAAGAATCTTGCGGTCAGTCTCGTTCCTGCCTGCGACTGCGATACCGCCGCTTCGAACAAATCCGGTCCCACGTTACCCGGAGCCATGTTTCCCTGACGCGCTGGGGTCGCTCCACGCAATTCCTTCTGCAATCCGAGATACGTTTGCGGGAGTTGAATCATCTGCGCGGGAAACGCTGGAGGGAATTTGATGTCAATGCCCGCGCCTGGTGGCGAGTTCGCCGCAACGACAACAATCTCCCCGGCGAGGTTTGCAAAACTGTTTGCCGTCACTCCGGTGGTTTCGTGAATGACAACGATACCGGAGTTCAGGCGCTTGGCATTCTCGAACGTGTTGGTCATCTGCTGTTCGGCGGCATCCTGCAAACTCTTCGTATACTTCATCGGCGCCGGACACCACACGGTATCCCACGGAGGAACCGCCCACACAGGAACAACCGGCCACATATCGGGCAGGGGAATCCACGATTCGCCGTCCGATAGAATCGTGCCTTCGCACTCGACGATCATGCGGCCTTGCGGATATTTCGGGAGAGCCTCGGGAACCGGAAGGTTCTTTTCGGTGAAGAGAGCGGCTTCCTTCTCCGTGACTGCACGCATCGTGGTGTCGAGGCAGTAGCATGTTCGCCGCTTCATCAAGCCATCGGTGTCCGCTTCCTTTTCGCTTGGGAGTCCTCTCGCTGTAATGGTCATCGGGCCGGGAGGCATTTCAAGTGTTCCTGCAGGACCGCCGGCCATACTCTCTGTCTTCGCCGCTGCCTTGTTGATATTGTCGGCGTGGTCCGGCGTTTCCTTCATGATCTTGTCGAGGTACACATGGTCTTCGATGATGACCCAGGACCAGTCTTCCGGCCACGGAGAACAATAATCCACGTAGACGTGCCCTTGCTTTCTAGCTCGCAGCCATACTTTGCCTTTGCCGCGGTTGGCGAAAGGATCGTTGCCCACTTGCAGGAAAGCAGTGCCGGAGAATTGCGCGTACACCTGAGACATTAGGAGATGAAGATTATAGAATTCCTTTTTCCAGTTTTCCTGAAAGGCTTTTTCCTTTTCCTTGTCGCGCTCATCCTTCTTGTGGATGAACACGCGCATGTTGGTATCGGTAGCGTCGGCGGCTTCGGCTAAAAGAAGTAACTGCAACTGCGGAGCTTTGATGGACGGCCGCATCGTGGGAGCGCGCCGAGAAGATTCAAACAGATTGTAAAAGCGTTCGCAATCCGTGTCGTGATTCGGGCCGTAAATATCGCGGCGCTTTTCTTCCGACTGACGGACCAGGTCATCTATTTGTCTGCTTCGAATGTCCTTGCCAGAAGTATCGTTCTCTGTTTTCGGTGAACCAGTCGGTTTGACGGTGCGGAAATTTGTGTAACTCACGCGGGTCTCCCGGATTGTCCTGCGTGCTCATTATGGTATTTCACCCTGCCTCCGCAATGGCAGATGTAGGAGCGCGCGATGACTTTCCCTCCGTCCGTCAGTTCGTTGAAAAGTTGCATCGGCATCTTGCAGTCAAAACACAGTGGACCACTGTGCGCGTGTCCGACAGGTACGGAATGATTCGGCGGGGCGGGAGGAGCAGGAGGTTTCATCAGTTTGGTTTCCGCAATCTCTTCATCATATTTTCATCTGAAAAATAATCAGCAGGGTCAGGCCCAGAAAAGAACACACCAGCAGCATCGGCTAGATTCCACAATGCTTCTTTGGAACTTGCTCCGTTTGCGTAGTACCACTTGCCTTCTAGTTCTCCGATGGCTTGGTGGAAATGTAGAAAAGGCATGGACTTAGCCACTTCCTGTTTGTGTATTTCATATTGGAGAGTTTCAGGAGAAGGATTGGCGACCGGAGAATCGATTCTGATTCTCTCAACTTTTACAAATGACCATGCTGAGTTCACGCGACCTCCTCCGTCAGTTTGGTTTCCCCGTCTTGTCGTCAAGAAACTCTCTCACAGCATCGAGAGGGCTTTCTGTTCCGCCTGCTCCTCCGCCGCTACCGGATTTCAGGTATTCACCGATCCGCCGCGTCTCTTCCATGATGTCCTTCACGCTCATCACTTCGCAGAGGATGCCCATGTGCTCGTTGAGTCGGCGCTGCCGCATCTTCCATGCTTCGGTGGGACCATTCTCTTCGAGCATGCGGTTGAACTCCAAGCCCATCTGCGAAAGAATATCCCGCGCTGACTTTCCCGCCGGGGGTAGTACTACGGCATTGTTCTGATTCTCAGGGGCGTCTTGCCCTCTTCCACTGCTTTCGATAACTCCTGCGCTCTCGCTGCTCTCTCCTCCGCGTCCGCCATGTCCTCGTCGGTCGGGACGTGGCTCCTCTTCGCTTGTTCCGCTGCTGCTACGCGGTGTCTTTCGAGTGGCGCGACTTCGGCTGGCCTTGTCCACGCATGGCTTTCTGGAGCGACTGGAATCGCCGCTCCGTTGTCAGAGGTGACTCGAAGAGAGATTACGCCTTTACGCTTCTGATAGTCTACAAGAAGAATCTTTCCGGTATTCTGGCCATCGTAATCCTCGGCCCAGAACTGAAGTTCTTTGCTCTTGGATTGTTCCACTAGGCAGACGAGGATTCGTAGAACGGCTTGCGGATCTCTTAAATCGAGGTTGTAACTGGGCACGTTGCCTCCAATGCTTCGAGTTTGATTCCTTGCTCTCTTTTGAGCAAATACCTTATTCCCGCGTGTGGGCAGGTTGGATTGTTGCAGATGAGAATAAAATCGAAAGGTTCTTTGGAGTGGTCGCTTTTCGAGCCGTCCATAATCCAACCGCACCAACTACAGAGATACCCGGCATTCGAATAGGCGTGATGCACTTCCATCAGGCAACTTCCTCTTCAAACTCTTCGTTGGGGAATCGTTTCACCCTATCCATAATTTTCTTGTGATGGTTGATAAGCGACTGGTTCGCTTCGTCGAGAATCACGTCGCCCTTCGCGCCCATCTTCATCCGTACCTCTTCGTCCTCTTCCTTTTCGTGGCTCACCGCGGGGTTCATCGTGCGGGGCGGTGCATATTGGCGCATGGCGATGTTGGCGAGCATAGCGGAAAACAAAACGTCATCGTTTCCCTGCTTGATGTCGATGCGTCCAGTTTCTTTTCTGGTAGACATACGAATCTGCGCTGCAAGAATGCTGTCGAAGATCACGACTCCGTACTCTCCGTTGGTTCCTCCGCCTTCGCGCAAAGCCGCTCGCATTGATTCGTAAAGCATTGCCCGTGTGTGCTGTGTTGTCTCGAACCATACCGCGTTCTTTCCTGTAGCCCATGAACCTACCTTGTCGTCCTTGCCCTTCCAGCGGTAGAGATTCGGATACTTGAGGATGTCCCTGACACCCGTAAGTGTCTGGTAGCCGTAGCCTCCGGTCAGTTCGCCGTTTATCATCGCGCGGTTGTAGTGACGGCCCAATGAGTTCAGATAGCAGGCATGAACTTCAGGAACGACCTTGCCCATGAAGCGGAATGCTTGATGTCCGGTGTTGCCATCGAACCCCACGTTCGCGGCAAAGTCCCGGCTGTCCTTTTCGTCGTCGCCTCTCGCAGCGTCCGCACCGATATAGTAGAAGTGCCCGGGCTTCGGATCTTCCCAGATACAGAGTCCTCCGTTGTGGTGCTCTCGGAGTTTCATGCTGCCGTCGTGAGTGACGTCGATGAACCCCTGCCACTTCGGAGGCTTGTTGTTCTTCGCGGCCCAGGCACGCTCGATCTCTTCGAATGCGGGAGAGCCGGAGACGATGAAGGATTCTTCCCACGTCGTCGGAAACTCTTGGTGGAACAGTTCGACGCTGCCGCCACACTCCGGAGAATTGATCTTCCATCTGCGCCATGCGAGTTGCTCCATCGTGGCGCCGCGCTTCAGTAATCCCTTCTCTTCCTTGTCCAGAGAACCGCGTTCCGCGATCGAGACATCGGCAACGCAGGCTTCGTCATCGAGCCAGGAAAGGAACTGCGCCACGTACTCAGACTTACCGTTGATGGCGTCCATCCACATTTCGTAGAAGATGGCTCCGTCGCCGTCCTGCCCGTTCGGAGTGGATTCGATGACGATGATGGTGTCTTTGTGCTCGGAGACCGCCGGCAGAACGGAAGTGTAGATTTCTCCGCCGCCCTTATAGTGCGCTGCCTCGGAAAGATGAAGCCCTGAGAGAGTGAATCCGCGGCCGGAAGTATCTTTACCCGCGGTCACGATCTGCATGAGTCCGTCGCTCTCTTCATGCGGGAAAGTAATCTCGCGCTCAACGTCACGGAGGTTTAGGAACTTCGCCTGCTTTGCGAAGTTTTTTGGAATCTGGAAAAGAGCTTTCGAGGACTTGAACTCATGTGCGGCAATTAGAAAGTGCGAGCCAGGAAGCCAGCAGCAATGACAGAATCCGATACCTTCAGACCATGAGGAGACTCCCACACGCCGGGCCTTATCGACAATGATCCTTACAGGCTTGCCTTCCTCTTGTTGTTTCGCGGCCGCGGCATGGATGATCTTCTGATTCTTCTTGAAAATAAACGGAACTCTTTTATGTGAATCGCGGTCCTTAACAGAAAACCGCGAGAGAAACCGTTCTGCTTTTTGCAAATCCATTTAGCGTCCGTCAGTTCCCATCGCGCCTTGGCGAGCGCGAGCCCAACCATTCGCGCACAACTCGGAACAGAAATAGATGGACCTTCCGATCTCCGGGTTCTTTGGGTCTTTGATGTACATGGTCTTAATCCATTTCGGTCTGCCGCTTGGGTTGGTGCCTTCGAGGTTTTTACCGCATCGAGGCCCGGCGCACTTCACGGGCGAACTGGGATGGTTGATACGTTCGTTCATAATGTGCCCCCCATCCTCGCAAATCTTTCTCAGGTCTTCGAGGTAAGGCATTGCACGGTCAATCGGCAATTCGCGGAATGGTTTCAACCACTGTTCGCGTTCTTCCTTGACGCTTTGCCAACGCACTAGAGCAGCTTCCTGCCTAACTTTCGAGATGTGTCTCTTGACAGGCTTTCCAGCATAGACGGTGCGCTGATACACTCCCCTTGGCATAGTTCTCTCCTAAGATGGTTTCACTTTGTAACTCTTGGGCATGACTAGTCTGTGATTCTCGCCTTTCGGTGCATCTTCGTGCGCTACCTTGAACCGTACAATCTCCATTGGCGGATGGCACTCGATACACTTCACCACGACAAGCTTATGGTCCGGGAAGAAGGCGATGGAGTAGCGGTCCTCTTTCGTGTGGTACTTGCAGTGGAACTTCTGACACTGCGAGAACTTCGGAACCATTACGTTAGCGACGCCCACGAATTGCTCCTCCGCCAATGTTCGCACTCGGCGTGATAAGCGCCATGCAGTAATCGACGAGCGACTGTCTCTGCGAGGGATGGAAGGCAATCCCGAATTTCTTTAGGCGTTCTCCCAGTTCATCGGCTTCCTCGCGGAAGATGGCGATGCAGGTCTCCTCAATGTTCATGGGAGACTCGCGCTCAGGAGCGGGAGCTCCGGGCACGACGACATCGGGAGGATCGGGAAGAGACTCGACGCGAACTAGTTCTCTTGGCGGAGCATCGTGGATGTCGAATGCTGCGGCAAGTTCTGCGCTTCCTTTCAGCGCGCGTGCTCGGGCGAACTGTTCGGCGGAGGAAGGCTGAGGAGTTTTTACTTTTGGGCGTGGACTCATGAAGCCTCTGCATAGCGAGCGTGATGATTTCTAACACAAGTTCTACATTCTCTTCGCCCTGTTCGTGGATACAGATAGAGATTTTCTCCGGATAAGATGTGGCCATTGTGACAGTGCGTTTTACGAGAATTAATCGCGCAAGGACCATCACCCCTTAGGGCATTTTCACCTCTAGTTACTATTTCCATATGATGCGGGTTTACACAGCGTCGCACTTTACAAAGATGATCTAGTGTTAGTCCTGAAGGAACAGGTCCGCGAAGTAATCGCCATGCCATTACATGCGCTCCGATAGGGAACCCGTTAACTGAAAACTGCCCATACCCACCTTCAAAGAGGCGTCTTGTCCAGAGCCAACAAGGGCCTAGGTCGGGACGTATGGAGGGTATGGGACCGTCTTTATTTACTCGCGGCCAGAACCGTGGTTCGATTGAAGTTGGGACCCCAGAAGGTAAAACGGTGTACGGATTCCCGTGTAGCATGACTCGCTGGTAGTGCTTAGTACAGTACCCGCGAGCGTGCACTTGATTGCTACATTCCGAGACTAAACAGGTTAGCAAAATATCTTCACTTTCTTCATGCGGCGTTGATATTCTTCTTCGGCTTGCTTGCGGAGTTTCACAGCGTTTTCGAATCTTGACTTGTCTCTGATTCCTTCCTTCGAAACGACATAGACGACTTTACAGGTGAGGCAGCGGAAACTCCAGAAGTCATCGCCTTCTTTTTCGATCACAGGGTTGCTCTTGGGGCAGCCATTCCCCTTCACACTATTGGGGCATTGGGGCACGTTCGCCACGTTGCATCTCCTCGAACTTCTGCTTCACCATCTTCGGGCAATCTCTCCGGCGGTACACGGCCTTGTTGCCCTTCCACCAGATTTTACGGTATTCGAAAAAGGTAAGCGTGTGGTCCTTGCCTCGGTTAGGATTCAATTTCTTCCGCCACTTCTTTCCTTGCATATGCCCGGTTTCGCTCTTGTTCCAGCGCGAGAAGCCGACAGCGAGATCGTGGAGGTAGCCGTGATAAGACTTGCGGATTACCGCGATACAGAACGCGCGTTGTTTCGGTGTCAGGTTCTTGGCCTTGCCTTCACCGATGCCGAAGAGGAGCCGCCTCGCTTCATAGCGTTCTTCGTATTCAGCTTGGGCACGAGCGCGTTGTTCCGCTTTCTCTTTAGCGCGTATCTCGCGTGCGGTGGGGAGAATGTCTTGCACGAAGGCCATCTTAGGCTTTGCTTCGCGGAACTTGCAAGCGGTATTGACAAACTGCGTTTGTTCAGGCAAAGTGGCGACATGATGGACGAACAAGAAAAACAGAGAGTCATCGCGGAAGCTCTGGCGAAGGACGCGGAAAAGAGAAGGCAAGAGTTACGCGCACGTATGTCTAAACTCGGGAAATCCCGATCTCCGAAGAAGCGCGCAGCGGTCATTAACAATCTGAAGGCTGCACATGAAGCGCGGTTTGGTAGGCCGTACGGTTACAAGAAGCCCAGAGGAAAGAAATAACTTGGGACGCAGAATACAAATTCGTTGTACGCAGTCGCTCACTGAGCGCGTGGTAATTTTTCATACTGACCACCCGAACTTGCCGCACATGCGAGTGACTGTCTCGGAGATGGTGGACGTCCGGGACCAGTCCGTATTCCTGCGAATGTACATCC